GTGCAAGAAGTTCTGTATTACCTGGATCCATTTTCAACAGTTTTTCTACATCCTTAAGCTGTGTCTGGGTAGACTTGATTTCTCCGTTCAACCCTTTAAGGGCGGTCTGCAATTTCGTGGTATCTCCACCAATCTCCACGGTAATACCCTGTATTCTGCTTGCCATCGGTCATCCTCCTTTCCGTAAAATTAAGCATAATAAAAGCACCGACATTTCTGCCGATGCTCATACATCAATTACAAATATTTATAAAACTATTCACTTATTCAAGACTAAAACAAACTGGAATTTACATTATGCTCACAACATTAGTTATTTCTTGCTGTCTGGTTTTCATTTTTCTCCAACTTACAAATCCGTATATATCATTAGCAAAGAACGCAATAAAACATACTACCACCGAAACATATCTAATATCATACAGACTTGCCAATATCCATAATATAATCAAAACAATATCATTGGCAGCGTATGCCAATGCAAAATACGGACTTCTCCTAAAGGTAAGGTATACTGCAAGAAAACTTGTTGTTACCGATATAGTGCTCGGGATGATGTTAGCTGTATTAAAACACTTCAAAATCAAATAGAATAGAAATGTAACAACAAATGTCACAATCCACATACAGACATTTTCTCTTTTTCCAATGCTATTAACTTTAACCTCCGCTTTGTTTCCGTTATACGGATTCTTCAGCCATGATATTAAGGCAAAAATTGCCATCGGCATTGTCATTCCAAGATATGTAATCATCTCCCCATAATACGAAAAGGTATATGAAATAATCCCATACAGCAAACTGAATACAACCATAAGTAATTGTCCAAACGGATTTCCCTTTGCGTTAAATATCAAAGATGTTACTCCTATTAGCGATGCACACAAAGTCATATAATTTATTCTGTCAAAAACACAGAATGAAATTATAATAACCATTACAGAAGAACTCCACAAAACAATTTCACTTTTTGAAAAATAGTCCTTAAACTCTTTCATAATAACCTCCAAAAAAATAAGCATCCGAATATACATCTTCAAAGACCTAACGATGTACAGTCGAATGCTTTACGCATCTACTACCCGGTGGCAGTGCTTATTCTTTATCAACTTTTTTCATTTTAACCAGTTCAATTGCTTCTTTACCAGTCAGGTGTTCAATTGTCATTTCAATGATTGCCATGTTTCTGATAGAAGAATCAATTTCTTTAGGAATTCCATCTTTGTAATCTGCTGAATATTTCATAGCAAGCAAGGTTGCAATACGACGCATTTCATTCATATCTTCTACAAGATGTACTTTACCGAACGCAATGACGCTTCTGAAATATGTAGTATATTTCTCCGGCACAATATGATCTTGATCAATTACGCAAAAAGATGCTTTTTCATGTTTAATAATTGCATCAATTTTGTGTCCGCTTTTAGCAGAATGGAAATACAGTTTTCCATCTATATAAACATAGCTTATAGGAACGGCGTATGGATAATCATTATCTCCGATTAACGCTAAAGTTCCGCTTGTATTTCTGTTCAAAATTTCTATAGCGGTTTCTTGTGGCAATAACTGCTTAAATCTTCTCATTTCTCTAAACATGGTTCTTCTCCTTTTAATGTTATACTATATTAACATTATCTATTATAATAAATAACACCTCAAAAAACAATAGAAAATTCAAATTTCACAGCCAGATTGTCTTAACAATCAGCCATATAATCAATAACCAAATTAGTACATTGGGAATTGCATAATACCATTTCTTTGGTTTCCCATTATCCCATAACCCATCAGCCTCAGCCTTACTTAGTTCCCAGACCTCTTTGGGTATCAGTTTAACTGTTAATGTAACAAGCATCGGAAGAACAATCAAATCATCCAAATACCCAAGCACTGGTACAAAATCAGGGATCAAATCTATTGGTGATAATGCATATCCAACCGTTATTCCTGCAAATATCTTCGCTAAAAATGGAGTTTCTTTTTTCTTTAAAGCAATAAAAACTGCTGGAATATCTCTTTTTAACTTTTTCACATTATCTTTTAAACTCATCTTTAATCACCGTTAGCTTCTAATTTTTATCTGACTGTTATCAGCCTTTTTCTACAAAAAATTATAACAGAAAAAGACTGATATCTCAATCAGAATCGGTCGAAGTCTTCCTGTGTTGCCAGCTCCTTATATCCCTTGTAATCATCGTTTCCGTTCTCTGCGTACATATCGTTAACCAGACCAATCGTAAGCAGGTCAAGGTCACGGATGCTTATGCCAAGCTGTACACATCGAAGCAGAAATAAAGGGGTTGTCATTTGGCGGTCAGTCGGGCGAAGTTTTTTTTAGACTCCACATCCGTCTGTACATTCAATCCCCATAATTCGATTATGGAAGGAAGTACCTGGTAAATGGAAAATGTGTTAAACTCATCAAGCCACTCTTCCGGGGTGTCCGGGATATTGGGGTCTGCGTGTTTGGCCATTACATAGGCAATGTTCTCAAACATCTCCAAAGAGAATAAATCAAGGTTTGAATTATTCTCATCCCCTTCGCCCACTGCTTTCTCCAAAGAACGAAGGTCTTTATAAATATCCCTGTTAAATTTGATACGGTAAATTCTCGGAATGGCTGCAGATGCCTTAAACGGCACCTGCTTACCATCTATCTCCACATTTCTTACAATACTCATGACTGCTCCTCACTTTCTACGGGAGTTTTTGAAGTAAGATACACGCTCTTATACCAGTCCTGATATACGGTATCCGTGGTATCATCCCCCGTCTTTGCCTTTACATACCCGTTGGCAAGCGGTGTTGCCTTAAGGGAAAGTGTCTCCGTCTGTACCTCAATCTCGTCCTCATTGGTCTGTGATTCAATGGACGGACGGCTTGCCGCACAGTTATATAGAACATGACGAATTTTCTTGATATCTCCGTCAAACTCAAACAAGAGTGCAAAATTGGCGGTCTCCACATTTGCATTCTCCACAAGGACCTTATTGTCATCCAGTTCTTCCTTCAAAACATCCACACGGAATGACTCCGGCACCATTGCAATCTCAAGGTCACCCTCATAACCCATGTTGTTACTGATGGTGTAATAGGCATATCCGTCAGCGTAGAAATTGCTCGGTTCGCCATTTGCATCTAGTCCGATGGATACCGCACCCGGAATCGGAACAGGTGTGGCATATGTCACATTGCCCTCTTCATCTATATTCAGCAGTGCGTAGTGTACATTTTTAAGGTTGTACTTTACCTTATTCTTCTTATTAGCCATTCTGCTTACCTCCTTAAACTGGCATCTCAAATTCAAAGGCAACCTCATAGAGTTTTTCTTCCTCTATCCATACCTCCGACTGAGCATAAAAAATGCCGTGGCTGTCAAGCACGGCGGTTACTTTTTTTTCCAAAGACGGGTCTTTGAAATCCGTATACAGTTCTATCCTTACTCCACTTATTCTGTAATAAACCCTACCATCGGCTGCGAAATTATCGTCATCCGGCAATAGGTAGCAGATAAACGGTGGGGCAGGACTTTCCCCTTCTGCAAAGTGGTCATATGCAAAAGGGATACCCGTTTCTTCCATGATTTTGACTAGCTCTTCCATTCCTAACCTCCAAGTGCCTTCCTGATGTCTGACTCAAGTTCCTTTACTGCACTCTCTTCCGCCGGAGCAATATGGGGAACTGCCTTTGTCCTTCCACCACCCCTTTTGGCATGACCTTTCTCAAGAAGATGTGCAATCTGATATTTTTTCGGAGAATACACCGTAAGTTCCAAAGATTCAGAGGTCTCTTTTGTGGTCTTCACTGTCCAGCTCTTCGAGTAGGCACCTGTTTTCTTTGGAGCGTTTGCCTGAATATCCTTTTTTACCGTTCTTCCGGCTTTCCTTACGGCAGTCTTCATGTCAGCCGTGGCAAGATTCTTATATTCCATCAGACCTTTCATGATTTCCGAAGCCATGTTGTCAATTGATACATTTGCCATGCTATCTCCTCACTTTCCGGCATCTGAATTTCAGACACTTATTCTTAAAATTCATGTGGTCGATGAATGTGATATCATAAGGTTCACCCTGAAAAATTACACGGAGTTTTGTGGTGTCGGCATCCTTTAAGGCCTTACAGTATCTGACCGTAAAAGCAAGGTCAGAATCATAAAGTGTATTGGCTGCCACATTCTTTTCCGAACCACTCTCACCGCTTACCGTGGCATAGCAGGAATAGTAATCCGTCCACTGATTTCTGTGGTTACCGATGGCATCAGATACAACCTCGTTTTTCTGAAAGGTAATCCTTACATTTAAGAGTGATACTTCCATCAGAATCCCACCTTTCTGATACCCGAAAGCAGGGAACGCAGTGACATGGTAAGTGCATGATGGTCACAATTCTCCCGGTGTTCATACTGATATGCCACGGCATACATGACCGCAATCTTGGCAGTATCCTTTTTCTCAAAAACAGACCTGCTTTTGATTCTTGCAATGTCCATGCACAGACGCTCGGAAGAAAGAATCAGATTTTCAAGAAGTGCATCGTCATCGTCAAAATCAATACGAAGATAATTCTTCATTTCCTCAAGTGAAATTATCATTTCGCACCTCCATTAAATACAGGAGGGCGCATTTTGCGACCCCCTTATCTTACTCAGGCTTTTGCTGACTGTGTGTCTGCCTTAAGTCCGAGAACCTTTACAGCTTCCGGCAGGATTAACTTACCATCCACACGCTCCTTGGCAACAAAACCAATCATTCCATTCCCGGCAAATAACTCGTTGAGCTGCTTGAAGGAACGGGTACCACGGTCACCAATGTTGTAATACTTGTAATCACCGAAGGAAATCGCATCCGTAGGTGCATAAGCAGAAGTATTTACCTTATAGCCAAGGATTCTGTCCGGCTCTCCCACCTGGTAGGAAGGCTGCCAGATATAGGCACCGTTATTATCCTTCAGCTTACGAATCTGTGCCAGGGTGGCATCGTTCATGATAAAGGATGCGTTCTTACGGTAAGGTCTCTTAAGACCGTACACAAGGTCAAGCAAATCATCAGACTTCAGTGCTGCAGAAAGAGTACCAACTGACTGACCGCCTGCTGTCTTGTCAAAGATACCGACGGGCTTGCCCTTTCCGTCACCATTTAAGAAAGCATCCTCTTCTGCATTTGCCAGTGCCTTACCAAACTCCGTGATTATGTAGCTTTCAAGATTGAAAGCAGAATCATAAAGCAGCTCCTCTGTTACCTTGATTGCAACATGAAGTTTGAAAGCATCCAGATAGATCTGGTCAAAGGTTGCATCCCCGAAGGACAATGCCCCACCTTCCTCAATCCATGCGGCTGCTGGCTTGGTAGCTGCGATGTTAATCTTATGCTCCCCGGATGTGGTAATCTTGGTGGCAAGACCACGCATGATGTTCTCTTCGGTAAGGACATCAATCAGTCGGTTATCATACTCCACAGGAACAAGATAACCTCCATCGGCATCCACACCTTCCTGCAGTACATTTGCCACCTGTCTGAAATTGGTACGCATTGCCGTAAGCATGGCCTGTCTGTATTCATCGGACGCACGTCCAGTCTTTTTCTCTCCCTGTGGCTCGTCCTTATAAGGCTTTCCGGTGATAGGGGAATTTACAGGCTTTGAAAGTTCCTGTTCCCTTCTCTCTGCCCTCTGCTGTCTGTCGATGGAATTGGTAAGTTCCTCGATTTCAGCTTCCATTCTGCTGTAAGTTGCAGCATCTTCGGCGGATAAATTGCCGTTCTTGTCTTCATGGGTATTCACAAAGTCCTTTGCAGTTTCCCATGCCTTTGCTCTCTTCTCGATTAATTCTTTTACTGTCATGATACAGTCCTCCTTAAATATACTTTTTGATAAGGTCTAAACGGTTTCTGATTTCATTTGCAGATACACCGTCAGTTACGGGGTTCGCAGGAATTTCTGCCTGCTTGGTTACATCCACATTTGGCTTTTTATAATGCTGTTCCAACTTATTCAGAAGTGCATTATTTACGGCTTTGCGTGAAAAAAGCACTGAATTAGATGACTTTTTCTTTTCATCCTCTTCGGTGCTTTCATCTTCATCTGACTCCCCTTCCTCTTTCGGTTCGTCCTCTTCCTTCTCAGGAAATTTGTCCTTTGTGATAATGTCATCTGCAAAGCCAAGTTCCACAGCTTTTGTTGCATCCATCCAAGTTTCTGCATCCATAAGACGAGATAACTTTGCTCTCGATAATCCTGTTTTTAACACATAGGCATTTATAATGGAATCCTTAACCCCCTCAAGCATCTCAATGGCCTTTTCCATCTCGGTATGGTCACCGAAAGCCATTGTAGCGGGGTTGTGAATCATCATCATGGAAACAGGGGACATAAGTACGGTATTTCCTGCCATTGCAATGACCGATGCTGCCGATGCGGCAATGCCGTCAATCTTGACCGTGACATCCCCCTTGTAATCTGCGAGCATATTGTAAATCTGTGCTGCCGCCACACAGTCACCACCAGGACTGTTAATCCATACCGTGATGTCTCCACTCCCGGCATTTAATTCATCCTTAAACATCTGTGGTGTAAGGTCATCATCAAACCAGCTCTCTTCTGCAATCGTCCCATGCAGTTCAAGTATTCGTTCTATGACTTCTTCGTTTGTTTCCCGGTTGAGCGTCTTTTTGCTCTTCCAGTTCCAGAACTTCCTGTTCTTCATCGGAATCCTCCTCTCCTTTTTCAGCCGATGCTGCAAAAATACCTGCATCCTCAAGTTTTGTCATGTTGCCGTTAATAAGATATAAATCTCCTCCAAGTTCAGCCGGAATTCGGTCAAGATTCTCCAGTTCCCTGATGTCATTTGCCGACATCCATCCGTTCTGCCTTGCCGTTGCATAGCCGTTCATACGGCTCTGGTAATCCCCGCGAAGAAGCCCGTCCACATTAAACTTGATGAAGTAATGTTTCTTTTCTTCTTCCGTGAAAAGCCTTCGTGCCATTGCCTGTTCCAGCCTTGTAAGCCATGGACGTAATGTGTACTGCACATACTCCAGGGACTGCTGTTCGATATTGGAGAAGGAACTCTTCTCCAGATCAGCAACCATGTGCGGGGGTACACGGAATATCCTGCATATCTCCGTAACCTGAAACTTTCTTGTTTCAAGGAACTGTGCCTCGGATGGATTGATAGATATAGGAGTATATTTCATGCCTTCTTCAAGGACGGCCACCTTATTGGAATTTGCAGAACCTCCAAAGGTTTGTGTCCAGCTCTCCCTTACCTTGCTTGGATCCTTCAGTGTTCCCGGATGTTCCAGTACACCACTTGGAGCAGCCCCGTTGGCATAAAACTTCGAACCATACTCCTCTGCTGCGATGCCAAGTCCGATTGCATTCTTTGCCATTGCGATGGGAGAATATCCGACAAGACCGTCAAATGATAATCCCGGAACGTGGAGAACATCTTCCGGTTTCAGCCTGACTGTTGACCCCTTATTTGTAGGTGCATCATCGGAACTTACCATGTATTCGTAATAAAGCTGTCCTCTCTCATCCCGGTCTACCGTCATCCTGTCAGGCATGAGTGGGTAAAGACCCATAACCTCTCCCTTTCCGTTTCTGATAATCTGGCTGTAAAAATTTCCCCACAGCAATAGATGGGTAAGCGCCGCTTCAAAGAAAGAAAAAGCTGTCATTTCCGGATTCGGTTCATCATGCAGAAGATGGTACAGCGGATGGTCGACTGCCTTTTCCTTCCCGCCATCTTCGTTGTATCTGTAAAGATGAAGTGGCAGGCTTGCCACCGACTCCGAGATAACCCTGACACAGGCATACACTGCCGATGTCTGCATTGCCGACCTCTCATTTACCCTTTTCCCGGCAGCACTCTGTCCAAGAAAAAAACTGTAGGCACTACCTGCAGTTCTGTTTGTGGGTGCGTCCCTCGATTTAAAAATTCCACTGAATATTCCCATTGCGATACCTCCTTAAAAAACAAGCAACCCTCTTGTGTCATACACACTTTCAGAAGTGTCGTTTCCACAACGGATTGCTCTGTCTAGTGCCATGATACTGGCTATGGCACCGTCTATCTTTTCTGTTGATTTTGCTTTGTCCGGCTTTATGTTTCCGGCTGGGTCTGTCCGGATGAATATGTTATCCATGTTCCAACGAAGAACCGGATGCCCGCCGTGTGCGATTTTCTGCTCCAATGTCAGTTTCATCAGTTCTTTGGTAGGTGGGGACATGGATGCAAATCCCTGTCCCATTGCTACCACATTAAATCCCATGCCCTCAAGGTTCTGCACCATCTGTACTGCTCCCCATCGGTCAAATGCTATCTCCCGGATATTGAAACGCTCCCCAAGCCGTTCTATGAATTTTTCAATGTAGCCATAGTGAACTACATTTCCCTCGGTTGTCTGAATGTACCCCTGTTTCTCCCAGAGGTCATAATTCACATGATCCCTTCGGACACGCAGGTCAAGTGTCTCCTCCGGCAGCCAGAAATATGGAAGGATATAATATTTATCATCCTCATCAAGCGGCGGAAACACCAGGCAGAAAGAGGTAAGGTCCGTGGTGCTTGAAAGGTCCAGTCCCCCATAACATACACGTCCTTCCAGTTCATCCTCGTTGACAGGAAATGCACACGCATCCCACTTATCCATCGGCATCCACCGGACTGCCTGTTTGACCCACTGATTCAGCCTAAGCTGACGGAAACTGTTCTCTTCTGCCGGATTCTGCTTTGCCGACTCACACGCTGCTACAACCTTCTCCATCTGGATTGTCTCTCCAAGGGACGGATTTGCCTTTGCCCACACCTTCGGATCTGTCCAGTCCTCATCCTCGGATGCACCATAAATCACGGGATAAAATGTCGGATCTGTTTTTCTGCCCTCAATGATATCAAGTGCCTTCTGATGCAGCTCATAACAGATGGAATTGGTATCATTTCCGGCTGTAGTGATAAGGAAATACAGTGGCTGTTCACGGGCATCCCCGGAACCTTTCGTAAGGACATCATACAGTTTACGGTTTGGCTGTGCATGGACTTCATCAAAGACAAGACCGCTTACATTCAGTCCATGCTTGGTTCCGACCTCTGCCGACAGCACCTGGTAAAATCCATTATTATAAAGGTTGTCAATCCTCTTTGTTGCTCCTTTGATCTTGCTCCGTTTTTCAAGGGCAGGTGTCATCTCGCACATCACTCTTCCAACATCAAAGACTATGGATGCCTGCTGTCTGTCGGCAGCCGCACCATACACTTCTGGGGATGCCTCTCCGTCCCCAAACAGAAGATACAGTGCAACAGCGGCCGCCAGCTCTGACTTGCCGTTCTTCTTTGGGATTTCGATATAGGCTGTAGTAAACTGTCTCTTGCCGTCTGCTTTCAGAATTCCGAATAGATTACGGATAATCTCCTCCTGCCATGGCAGAAGAAGAAACGGCTTTCCTGCCCATTTTCCTTTGGTATGGCAAAGGCACTGTATGAAATTTACGACATAATCAGCCTGGTCTTCATCATAGTGCGACCCTTCCGCCATAAACTCTGTAGGTATAAACTTCTTCTTTTTCTTTGCCATCTCCTCACTTCCTTCCACGAAAAAAGGACTCCGAAGAGTCCCTGTTTCAAAATCGTTTTTTAACACATTCCGTCAAGCTGTTCGTATTCAGCTAACTTCCTTGTGTATTCCTGTGCAATGCACTGCCTTCTGAATGCATTCTTTTCGCATCTGCCTTTTTGGTAAAGGTCTTCAAGTTCTGCCTTTCTTCTTTTAAGTACCTCGATTTCGTTTCCTTCTTCAATTTCAATTACATCCTTTTCAAATCTTGTCATGGCTGTTGCCCTCCTTGTTTTTTCGTTGTACTATATATCACTCTAAACGCACATAATAGCAACAACTATCCGGGCATATCCTGCACAAAGATGTGTAAGTAAAATTGTGTAGTTATTCACAGTGGCAGCTATGGATGGATTCCAGTATTTTTTCCTGTTCGGAAAGTTCCACTCCCATGCTCTCCAATGCCTCCCTTGTACCACAATCCGGGCAGATAAAGGTTTTATTGTCTGCCCTTGATAAAGCTGGAGCAGTATGGTAAGTACTGCCGCAGCGTGGGCATATCCTTTGTTTCATTTGATTATTTTTCTTCATGACATCTCCTTCTGCTATCCTCGATAGCCTTATACAAAACATCCTCGTCAAATCCGAAGTTACGGTATCCCTCAAGGCAGGTGGAAACATATCGGCAGGTTGGAAGTCCCATCGGTCTGTCCTCGTGCATGATATACACATAAACCTTTCGTTCCCTTATCTTGCCCGTTCGTATTCCCTTAATGGGCAATGTCATTTCCGCCTTGTAGTAAAAGGCAGGAAAACCTTCGTACCTGTCAAGCCTTGCCTCATCGTCATCCGTGGTTTCCCAAACGGCAACGGGTACACTTGAGCCTTCCTTGGGTTCAATGGTAAGGTACGACCCCGTCATGCTCCCCTTAAAGAGCAGTTCATAATCCGGGATTACCGAAGTTCCGATTACCCTTGCATGAGGGCATCGCATTCTCATCTGGCTGATGTTTAGATTGCTGCCATAGGCAATGTAGTATCGTTTCTGCATAATACTCGCCATCCTTTCTGAAGGAAATACCCTTCTACCACCTTAAGACCGCCCATGCGGTCAGATGTTTAAGGTAGCAGAAGGCTATGCCCTTCCGTTTCTAAAAGCTGTGTCCCCGGCAAGCCTTCTGGTAAGGAGGTCCCTTGCTGTTTTGAATTCATCCCCAATGAATCCCAAGCGAAGAAGCCAGGTCCTCATTGCGTATTTTGGGTTTTCATTCTGCTGTGGTTTCGGACTTGCAGTTCTTACTTCCTTCGCCATCTGGCTGAGTGCAAGGCAAAGCTGAATGTAGCTTTTAAGTTGTCCTGCATGAAGTCCGTTTTTCTTGCCGTCAGCCGGAGCATCAAACTGGAAAAGCCGAAACTCAACCGTTCCCTTGGTAAAAGTTGCGTGAAGGTTAAGCATATGGTATCGGCTGTCATTGTAATGCTGGTCTCTGCCGTAGCTTGCATTCTGGCTTTTATACCAAATGTCTGCAAGTGCTGACATGGTCTTTGGCTTTTTCTTGTTGAGTTGCTCCAAAAACTGTGGGTCAACCGTCCGGCAGTATCGGTTCATTCTGTATCGGTCGAGGGCAAGGGCATCTGCTAAAAGGCTCTCATGGCTCGCCATAATGTTTGCCAGATTTCTTAAGGTCTGCGGGGTGTGTCCCTTGGCTCCGATGTGAATGTGTACCCCGCACCCCCTTGTGGAATCGCTCTTTGCACCTGCGTGTCTTAAAAGTCTTATCAGTTCCTGCAGGGTTTCAATGTCCCCGTAGGTAAGGATTGGGGTTACCAGTTCGCATTTCTCACTGTCTGGTCCCGAAATGCTGACATCCTTTTGGAATTTCCATTCTCTTCCCTGCCCGTCCCAAGCTGACCATGTGCAGTATCCGTTCCGGCTTGCCGTATTCTGAAATCTGCCTGTTCCGAACATGGTGGCAGCAATCTTTGCTGCCCTGTCTCTTGATATGTTATTCATCTCGACCTCAACTCCAAGGGTCTGTTTTTTCATTTCTTCAATCTGTCTTGTGATTTTTTCGTTCATTTCCGTACCTCCGTGTGGTTGTTTTCCCTTTCGGTAGTACTATATATCACTCTAAAGACACACATTATCAAGCAATACCTGCACCATAATGTACACAAAGATTGCCAGTGACCCCATGAAAAACTGTGTATTTTACAGTTTTCTGCATGAGTCCTCGCCATACACAATCCCAAGGTGGCAACCCTCATCCCAGTGAACATGAATCGTTCCTGTATCATCCACGGATGAAACCGTTCCCTTCATGCCCGGAGTCATATCCCTGTAAGGGTCATCCATATGCACAAGTTCCACCCTTGTGCCGGATGGGTACTCCTTCTTTATTTTCTCAACAATATCTCTCGGTGGGAAAAACATTACTTCTCGCCTCCCTTCTGTCCGTTCCTGAATGCAGATGAACCTTCCAGTCTGGAAAGTAGCAGTTTTCTGTCTGCCTTAAACTCATCCCCGATAAATCCAAGGCGGAGTAAAAAGCATCGGAAGGTGTATTTCTCATTCTCGTTTGCCTTTGGCTTTGCCGTGATTCTCTTCTGCTTTACCGTCATTTCGCAAATGGCTGAAATGAACTTTGTGTAGGTAAGGCTTTCTTCCGGGCTGATTTCTGAAAACCAAGGGAAGGAAATGTTCTCCTCATCAATTGTGAATCTTAAGTCCTCAATCCCCAGTGCCTTTCGAATCAGGTCACCCTTTGCCTCCAGAAGGCTTGTAAGGTTTCCGACATTAACCTTTTCAAGCGGAATGGTAACGGTAAGCCCCATCGACTCTGGTGTCCCATATGCCGGAGGGCAATCCTCAACCGGCTCTTCCATTTCGATATCCGGCTGTGGCTCATCATATTCTGATGCTGTAGCTTTGTACCCTTTTTCCAGCAGTTTTTCCAGAACCATCTCTATTTCTTCACTGTCTGCCATGTCATCAAAAATCAATGTGCCTTCCCGGTCGATTGTAAAATAATCCACCTCATAATTGCAGGTCGGAACTCCCTTATAAACTGCTTGGCATTCCATGATTTCTGCCAGTGCATTTACAAATGCCTTTCTCTCTTTTCCTTTCACTTCATACTTAATTTGCATCGTTGCTACCTCCTTTTTTTGGTGTACTACATATATCACTCTACCCCCCGGAAATAGCAACGATTATGTGCATCTGCAGGTGTAGAATACACCCCTTACTTTCCGGCACTTAATTGTGCATAATACATAATGCCCGAAAGCACAAAATAAACGTTCGGAAGTGCCACTCCGTTCCCCCACATTTTGTATTCTGCCGAATCGCTCTGTGGGTTCTGTAACCATTTCCGAATCTGTGTATCTGACTTTGGTTTTGTGGTCTTTCCTATTGCTTTCGCATGGGTTTCAAAAACCTCTCTCCACCTGGCAATATCCTCATCAGTAGGGTCTGCTATACCAAGGTCATCACACCACCAGTCCGGGAATCCCTGCAGTCTTGCACACTCGGTCGGTGTCAGCCTTCGGACAATATAATCCGTTTCCACTTCATCATTCACAATCGGTGGATCCTTATAATCAGTAGCCACAAGTGTATTTGCAAGTTCCTCTTCAGCAGAGGTAAAGAAAGATGCCTTGGAAGAACTGAAAACAGGATGTGCCACTCCGCTTGCCCCCGCAGCCACAAGGGTCGGCTCAACCTCTTCTTCTATCTGAAAGCTGAACTTTGCATTGTATCCCTGGTTCATGGCTGGTCTGCCAATGCCGTATGAAGGTTCACCCACGAAGTTTTCTTCCGGTTTTTTCATCATCTGACTGGACGGTTCCTTGGGACCATCATTTGCAGATAAGGTTGCATGGACTTCGGCAAACGCAACAGCGTGTTGCTCTGTAGCATTTAATGTGTACATGATGTCGGATTCCTTATAACCGTCTCCTCTGTGGGAAGGTCGGCTGCCGTTTCCTTCAATCACAGCAATGCCACCCTGATTACAGGTAGGATTACCACCATTGGCATCAAGACATCGTGAAGTATCAGCCTCATAAAAACCACTGTTTGGATTATCTGATTTCATGCTGTTGCTGTTTTTACTACATACACCAAATGCCCTCGGCTGCACAACGGCAACACCGCCCTGGTTGGAATCCGGGGAATTACCGCCTGTATCTATGGTGCGTGAAGTATCCGTTTCATACACATTCTGCCTTGCATTTCTCGTACCCTCCGATGTGAACCGCACATCATAAGTCTTTGGTGGCTGTACCACAAATGGCTGGTTGTTTCCTCCTGTACCAAATGTAGATAGAATGGTTTGAGACACATCAAGCGGTCCCGTGTATCTGCTGTCCTGTGAGTGGTTTTCAAACATTAAGCTGTCAGTGCTGCCTGTTTCTCCAGTGCTTTCTGAAGTACGGCAGGCAGTACCTTGCCACGACTGGAAGCTCTCCGCAGAATACCCAGACAGGCCTTCTGACTCAAATAATATTTTTCCGGCACTCCCTCCATCAAAATCTGCGACAAGGTAGATACGTTGTCTTCTCTGGGGTACACCCCAATACTGAGCATCGAGGAGTCTCCATGCGACTGAGTAACCGTTTCCCATGATGCGTCCTGCATTCTCCCATTTTGAAGGTTTAGGTACTGACACCTGTTCGTCTTTGATTTTGCAGACCTCCGTGAGGACTGCCCTGAAATCTTCTCCTTTGTTTGAGGAGAAGGCGCCGGGAACATTTTCCCAGACGATGTATCTTGGATATTTTCCATGTGTTGCTTCCCTCATTTCTCTTATAATTCTGACTGCCTCATAAAAAAGACTGGAACGGCTGCCATCAAGACCACTTCTCTTCCCGGCAACGCTCATATCCTGACAGGGACTTCCAAATGTGATGATATCCACAGGCTCCAGTTCAGAACCTTTTAATGTTGCAATATCTCCGTAATGTTTCACATTCGGAAAACGAACCTCTGTTACCCGTACCGGAAACGGCTCAATCTCCGATGCCCATATCGGTGTGATTCCTGCGAGCAGTCCACCCAATGGAAAACCCCCGGAACCGTCAAAAAGACTGCCGAGGGTCAGTGAAAATTTATTCTGTTGTTCCATCAGCATCCTCCAGTCCTTTCACAGCATCTTCGTAGCTGATTTTCTCTCCTTCACGGATGACATACACATCCATGCTGTCACCGTTTCTGAATTCAATGTATCTGTTTACGGCAACATCCACGAACTTTGGCTCCAGCTCCACACCATAACAGATTCTGTCCATCTGCTCACACGCCATGAGTGTGGATGCAGAACCAAGGAATCCGTCAAGAACTATTCCGTTTGCCTGGGTACACTGTTTTATCAGATAGGCAATCAGCGGCACAGGCTTACTGGACGGGTGTCCGAAGCCATCCTCCTTTGAATTTTTGATGCCGTCAAATTCAAATACGGATTTCTGTTTCTGGTCCCCATACCATTTATGTTTTCCATCTTTTTTCCATCCCCAGATGATTGGCTCCATGTTGAACTTCCAGTCAGTACGCATAAGGGGCGCCCTTGGCTTTTTCCATATCAGTCCTGCCCCAACCTTAAAGCCTGCATCCTCATATGCATCATAAAACACACGGGCTTTCATGGTGGCATAGAACACATAGATGGATGCATCATTTGCCATGCTATCTTTAAAGTTTGTAAATGCTTTCATGAGGAACTCATATCCCTGCTTGTCATCAAGGTCATCATTTGCAATTTTCCCCGATGCATTTTCTAGTGCCACAAAGTATGGCGGGTCGGTGCAGACAAGGTTTGCCTTCTTTCCTTCCATCAGTCTTTCATAGGTTTCCGGCAGAGTGGAATCCCCACAGATAACCCTGTGCTTTCCGATGTGCCAGATGTCACCCGGCTTGGAAAAGCAAGGCTTTTGCAGTTCCTCTTCCACATCGAAATCATCCTCTTTTGCATCATCCACATCCCCGGCAAGCAGGTCTGCAATCTCCTGATCATCAAATCCCGTAAGGGATACATCAAAGTCCATCCCTTCCAGCGACTCAATCTCAAGCCTTAACAGTTCCTCATCCCATCCCGCATCCTGTGCATATCGGTTATCTGCAAGGATGTAGGCTTTCTTCTGTGCTTCTGTCAGATAATCCACAAGCACACATGGTACTTCCTCAATTCCCTCTTCCTTTGCTGCCATCAGTCTGCCGTGTCCGGCTATGACATTATAGTCTGCATCAATGATAATAGGATTGATAAATCCAAACTCACGCAGACTGCCACGGAGTTTATTGACCTGCTCCTGCGAGTGGGTTCTCGCATTATTTACATATGGTATCAGTTTTGCAGTCGATACCATTTTCATTTCCGTTGTATGTCTGCTCATCAGTTGCCCCTCCTTCTCATAAGTTTCTGCATTCCCCGGCTGGCAGCAATGACATCCCCATGCAGAGCCTGTCCCTTTATGGTTCTGTATTCCTGCTGTGTCATTTTCTTTTTATTCCCGTTCAGTGTTTTCAAAAACTCTGCTAATTCATCTGATTTCTGCATAACCGTCATCCTTTCCTGCTCCTTAATAATCTCTCCATCATGTCATCCTGTGGGGTTCCCTGAAATTCCACGGAACAGTTCTCCTTCACGATCTGGAATATCTGAAACCACACCTGGTTGACCTGTTTCATATACTGCTGTGACATAGCCACATACGGGCTGGCACACGCAGCTCCCGTGGTCGGATGCTTGGCAAGGAATCCATAATCTGAGATTGCCTGTTCACACTGCAGCCATCTCGCCACGCTCATTGCATACTGCTCGATAAGCTGGGTGCTGACCAGCTTTTCACATCCCCGTTCCTTCAGCCAGAGCCATGTTTCCTTAAACACTTCATCTGCACAAAGGGGGCTTCCGTTTTTCTGTTTTGCACTCAGGTAGTCCTTTGGATCTGGGACATCCTCACCCTTCAAATCCGGGGTGTCCGGCAGTTCCATCACTTTCAGCTTTCTGCCACCCGGATTTCCCGTTTCCATCTTTTCCGTAAGAGCCTTGGATTTGCGTCCGCTCCATGCACGGGGACCACCTCTTGCAGTTCCATCTCTCGCCATTTCTTCACACCTTTCCATAAAATCTGACAACAGGGGGTTATACCCCGTTTGAAAACGCTTTTTTTCCACACGAAGGGGCGGCACCGTTGCCCTTTAGGACCCGTGGTAGGGATTTTGACCGCCCCTGCCCTTTTGGAAAATGACCATCATTCATAAGAATCACTCTTTCTTCCATGCCATCTGTCACCTCTCTCTGCATGAATCCTTGCATGGCAGGACTTACACAGAGATATAAGGTTGTCCCTGTCATGCGTACCACCTTCTGACAAAGGAATCTTGTGGTGGACTTCCTCCACCCCGGTAAGCACTCCCTTTTCGTAGCACAACTCACAGAAGGGGTGTGTCTTAACATAGCTGTCACGGATGCGTTTCCACGCTCTGCCGTAGCGTCTCCTTGTATTTGGGTCACGCTGGTACTTCTCATAACGTCTGTTCTCTTCCTTCTGGTGTTCCTCACAGAACCTTCCTTCTGTCAGCTTTGGACAGCCGGGGTGATGGCACGGGTGTTTTGCTTTCCTTGGCATTTCCACACCTCCATTTGGGCATAAGAAAAGCCCTTGCAGGTATCACACCCACAAAGGCTTGTTACGGTTGCCCGTTTATTATTCTTTTCGCATTATAATCATATCACAGCAGGGAACTCTCATTCTATCACATTAACTCTCATCATCATGCGGAATGGTGATTTCTTTCAAAGCTGCAGAGTGCATACGGTGAATGTGCTGAATGCTGTAGTTCATGTCCACGGCTATCTGCTCCCATGCACTAAAACACAGATACCTTTTCTCAAGAACCGTCTGATACTCCGCATTGGGAACTGCCCTGATAACCTCCATAATTTCCCGTTTCAGTTCCACAAGTTTATCAATATCACGGTTGATTTCTTCCTGCAAATCAATAATCTTGATTACGGCATCTGCCATACGGGAACCTCCACGGTTGAGATTTCCCGGCATATCGGATATTGTAGCAGTACACTTTGTAGCCAGTTCATTCAATGATGCAACCTGCTGAATCTTGGAATTAATACGCATATCTAAAAAACGGGCCTGTCCTAAATATTCTTTTGCTGTCATTTTGACACCTCCAGTATTTTATTCCCCTGGATTGTCATGTCTGCTTTGACCGCCTCGATTAAAGCGGTCTGCGTATTCTCCTTTAAGGATAACGCCCTCATAATCCTTTCATCAATGGTACCCCTGGCAGTCAGGTGAAGTACCGAAACGGTATTTGAGGTCTGACCCTGTCTCCAGAGTCTTGCAACGGTCTGCTGATACAGTTCCAATGACCATGTAAGTCCAAACCACACAAGTGTGGAACCACCGCTTTGTAAATTAAGGCCATGTCCTGCAGAGGCAGGATGTATCAGTGCCACAGGCAGATTTCCTTCATTCCACTTCCTGATGCTGGCATCGGTATCAAGTTTCTGAAAATCAATGCCGATTTTCGTAAGCCTTTTTACAATTCTGTCATAATCGTGCTGATACCAATATGCCACCAGTATCGGTTTGCCATTTGCTGCCTCGATAATGTCTTCCAGTGCATCCAGCTTACGGTTATGGATTTCTATAATTTCTTCATCATCGGAATAAACCGCTCCGTTTGCCATCTGGGTCAGTTTTCCGGAAAGAGATGCTGCATTGGCCGCCGTTATTTCGCCATCCGGCAGTGACAATACCAGATCCCGTTTCATTTCCTCATAGCGTTCTTTTTCTTCATCCGACAGATAAACGACATATTCGGAAGATACCAGCTCCGGCATTTTCAAATGGTCGGCAGCTTTCATGGAAATGGTAATATCAGAAATTTTCTGATAAATACGCTCCTCTGCACCGGGAAGAGGTTTATACGAATACACGACTGGCCCGTTCATTCTGTCCGGTTTAAAGTATGCTGTTCTGAACTGACCGATAAACCTTCCGAGCCGTTCTCCCATATCAAGCAGTTTAAATTCTGCAAACAAATCCATAAGTCCGTTACTGCTTGGTGTTCCCGTTAGACCAACTATCCTCTGTACGGACGGTCTTACTTTCATAAGTGCCTTGAAACGTTTTGACTGGTGGTTCTTGAAAGAGGAAAGTTCATCCACAACAACCATGTCATAATCAAAGGGAATACCGCTTGACTCCACAAGCCACTGTACATTTTCACGATTGATAATATAAATATCCGCCTGCGATGTTAAGGCAGAAAGCCTTTCTTTTTCCGTTCCGACAGCAACCGCATAAATAAGGTCGGACAGATGCTCCCACTTATCAATTTCAGCACTCCATGTATTCCTTGCCACACGAAGTGGTGCGATTACCAGAACCTTATGTACATCAAAGCTGTCAAAAAGCAGGTCATTAACTGCAGTCAGCGTGATACTTGTTTTTCCCAAACCCATATCAAGCAGGACTGCCGCCACCTTATGATTTTCAATGTACTGTGTGGCAAAGGTCTGATAACTATGCGGCTTGTATTTCATCAAGAATTCCTCCTATCTGCTCCATGCCATCCAGGACATATACTGAAAAACCCAGCTTTCTTAAAAGTTTATGTCTTGCGGTCTGTAATGGTCTTGGCTTTTCTCCCGGTGCTTTTACTTCCACAAAAGCAAACCTGCCTTCCGGCAACAGCACCAGGCGGTCCGGCATTCCGTCAAATCCCGGAGATACAAACTTCGGACAGATACCGCCACATCGTTTTACTTCGGTTACTAATTTCTGTTCTATTTCTTTTTCTCTCAAATCTGCCACCTCCATCCAATGGGTTATGTGGAGGTCTATGGAGTGTATTTCCCTAACTTTATATATATCTAATTTTTTATGCCTTTAAGAATAGTTATAGAAAAGACATCCATAGACCTCCACACTATAAAAAATATCTTGTTATTCCAGGAACTCTGACTTTAATCGCAGACCGATAATAAGGTTACAATCCCTTGTTTTTTTACGGTCGAAACCGCTGCTTTCCAAGGCAGTGTAAAAATCAGCCGTACTGCGAATAAAGTCACCCACCTGGGTACAATACGCCCGGTATGAGTTATACACCTCTCCTGACTTTGCCGTGTAGCTTTCATCCACTTCACAGCATTCCGTAAGAAAATGTGCCATCCAGTCATTATTTTCCTTATACTTGCGTATTGCATCCTGTACTTTCTGCGGAGGCTCAATATGGTAATCATCCTCGATTACCTTTTTTGCACCCGCAATGACCCAGGACAGAATCGCACCTCCGGCATTCTCAAACAGATAATCTGCAAAGTTCTTCACATCATTACTGCCTTCAATCTTTGCCTCAAAAGGAATCACAATCAGCCTTCGCCATGTACCTTTGTCAATCGCACCGACCTTCGGCAGGTGGTTGGTATAAAGCACAAGTGTATGGCTTGGAATATAAGAAAAAGGTGCTTTGTATTTTTTCTCTGCATAAATCTCATCCGTAGAGCAAAGTTGTTTTACATTAGAAGTGTTAAGACGCATCCCTTCTTCCAGCTCTGCCGCAATCAGCAGTCTCTTCCCCTTTGCCTCCGCAAGTTCCGGTTTCACATTTCTTTTACACCCAACTGTCAGAACATCAGCGGAGATATTTCCACTGTAAGAACCCAGCACTCTGGATACCACGTTCCAAAAAGTTGACTTACCATTACGTCCCTCGCCGTATGCAATAATCAGTGCCTCCACATATACTTTTCCGATAGCAGACAAACCCACTATTTTCTGTACATAATCAATGAGTGTTTTATCTTTGCAGAAGAACGTATCCAGTGCGTTCTCCCACAAATCGGCACCCGCATCACCCGGATCCACGGCAGTCTGTTTTGTAATATAGTCAAATGCATCATGTTCTTTTACAACACCCACACCTTTACGAAGGTCATAGGTTCCGCCGGGAGCATTTAACAGGAACTCATCTCCATCCAGAAGTGTCTGCGTGATGCTTACCATCGGTCTTACTTCTTTTAGTGCCGATGTGATGTACTTGGAATCCCTGCGTTTGATGGCATACTTTTTATAATTGACGGCATCCTCATATAATTCATAGGAATGAGCCTGCTCCTCATTAAAAGCTGCAACCGCTTTTTTTGCACCCATCTGTGCCAGTATTTCAAAGGCACCATTCTGTTCCATTTCTTTGAGCCTTTTCTTAATCTCCGTTTCTGCTTCGGCAAGCTGGCGGGTAGTCAGTTCCTGTGCCACTGCCTGTGCTAACGGGTCTGACTCTTCCCAAAAACTACCGTTGTAAACAAGATAGCCCGTGGAAGGGGAATATCTGAGACTTTCGTTATATTCCCTTGCCATGACAACAGCCTGTCCCACATCAGAGTAATCTTCTGGTTTCAATTCATAGCCTGCATTATACTGTTCCGGCGGGATATAGCCTTCCTGTGCAGATACCTTTGCACCAAACTTTAACGCACTGTTCCAGATGGTTTTCAGTTCTGCATCATCAAGCGGGGGATCACATTTTTCTGCTTTCTGCAAATAAAGCTGATATGCCTCTTCCGTATCTCCATAGCGTTTGATGATTCTTCCGGCATAATGGGACATGGTACTGTTACGTTTTCCCTGTGGCACAAGGCTTGTCTGCTTATCCCAGGTTTCAAATTCCTGGTCATCGAGAAAATCTACAATGTTACTGCTGCCATCATAAAATTCCACCTGTGGTGCAGACACACCAAAAAGCAGTCTTGCACTGTCCAGTGCGTTCCCGTCAAAGTATGGAAACGAAGTTGCAATGCGTTTCTTTAAAGCTGTATATTCTTTAGAGTCAGTAATCTCCGGGATAACAAAGTACACATGAAATCTTGGACGGGCTGATTTGCCGTCTTTAACTTTCATATGATTTCTGCTGTACACGGCCACAAAAGCAACATCCGGGAAAGCCATGGCAACCTCAAACGGAGTAATCCAGTCATCCGGGTTATCACTGTGATCGTTGTCACAATCAAGGGGAACGTTATCGGCTGTGATAAAATTGGAGCTACCACGATAATGATCCTTGTATTCTGCAGTGACATGGTCATGTTTCACTGCCTCAGCCATAGCCTTTTCATCCGTGATAATCTGTTTATTTGGATAAACACAGTTAGACAGACTGCCCACGCAGTCTGCCGTATAAACCGTCAATTTCATTTTGCCTCCACCTCCTGCAAATCTTCAGAAAAATATCTGATTTTCTTTCTCATTTTTCCTGCCAGTTCAATTTCTTCCGCCATGCCCTCTGTAATTTTGTTACCGAACACCCACAGTTCATCACATTTACCGAGAAACACTTTATTCATGAACATAGCAAGGCCACGCTCATGCTCTTCTGAAATGTACTGTGGCAGCAAGAGATGTGGTGCAAACGGAATGGTATTCTTCGCAACAGCAAATCTTGAATACATTCTTGCGTTGGCAATATTTCTATCAATGTCCCCAGAATAAGGACTGCACACATACACTACAGGCTTGAAAGAGGCAGCTTTTCTTGCTGCCCTTTCTTCCTTTTCAATACGGTTTAATGCCTCATAAGTAACAGGGTCGTAGTAACCTTCTGCATTAAATTTATCTGTCATCTGCATCCTCCCTCTCCATCGTTGGTAAAATACCGTCAGCCTTTAACAGTTCATAGATGAAAAGACGTCCTGCCTGAGTCCAGTATGTATGAACCGCTGTATGCATCGAACCGTCACTGCCCGGATAACTGTGAGTCTTTGTGCTGGTGTAACCCATCTCTGCATACTTCTGATACAACAGCCAGATTTTGTTGCCCTGCTTATACTGCACACCTTTTTCATGAAGATACTGATTCATACGGTTTGCACTCCATCCATAATCCTTTGCGATTACGGAGATTGCCACGAGATCCTTGCAATTCAGCACCACATCGTAATAACTCGCCTTGGGTTTCATTTCAGTAATCTGCTGTTTCTGTACTGCTACCGTTTCCATCAGAGCTTTTGTCTTTTCACGTTCTGCCTTTAACTCGGTCAGTGCTGCAATCAGCATATCCGGGTCATTCAGTACCTCGTCCACTGCATAAACACCATGCTTGCGGATAGCAGGGAGAACCTCACTTGTTACCCAGTGTTTGAACTTTTTAGCAGTCGGCAGCTTGCTTGAAAAAATAAGACTGTAAAGACCGGACTCGTTGATAAAAATGGTTTCCTGCGTTCTTCCCATACTGTCGATGAGTCCCTGTTTTAGGGAGTCATCTTCATCAACGTGCATAGCCAGTGCATTAAGAGGCTTTGCATATCCTAAAATAGAAGCTACATCTTTACCGACAAAATATGGCTCACCATTAATAGACATTGTGCGGACAGAGCCAAATTCCGCATTATTAAAAACCTGTAATTCGCTCATCTGAATTACCTCCTGTAATTTATTTGAGGTTGACCCTCTACCTTGTAGCCTTGGGAAAGGGTCGGATTGGACAGTTTTAGAAAATTTCCTGTATTTTCTTTTTGGCTCTCTGCAGACGTTTATAGACGGTATCTCTCTTTTCGCCTGTAGTAGCTGCATATTCCTCCGGCGTCATATCATCCAGACACATAGCAATGATGACTTCTGCATACTCAGGCTTTAACACATCACGGATTTCCTGGCATAATGCCTCGTACTCGTACTGACGGTCCCGTTCCTCTTCCTGCGAGTAATCTCCAACCGTATCCAAGCCATCACTTTCGTCAGTTTCCTCATCATCTTTACGGAACTGTTTCTTCAAATTTCCTCGATGACGGTCAAACTTATGCCAGTTGTTGTATTCAGGCTTATTGAACATCTCTTCAAACGCATCCTGAATCATGTTTTCCTTTTCTTCCTGTGTGAGATTTTCGCCATCCTCTAAAGACAGGCTGACCCACATCTCATCCATTGATTTTGCGTCCAGTTCAATTGTCTGGAACTCATTTTCATAACGAACCTTTAATTTCATTCTCTTGTCCTTTCCGCCTGACTCTTTGCGGAAGGGCAAGGAATACAAAATGGGCCGGTGCTTTAGAAGTACCGACCCGTGTTACCTGAAAATGAGTATAAGGAAATAAGGGTACTTCTATCGCAACCGTCCACAGGTTGTCCTGTGGTTGGTGCCAATATCTGTATCCCAATGCCCTTATAGCTAATCAGGCCTTGTGATATTTATTTAAGTGCTTCTGACACTTGGTTGAATTCAAATGTCAGAGTTTCATTTCTAAATGAACTAAAAATATGTATAAACAAATAATTTTCTGCGAACGCATATTTGACTCGTGGAAAAGTGTAGAATTTTTTGATTTTTTCTGATATAATAATTGGTAGACCAATTCCCACACACCCACTGAATCTATGTAAGCGCCTTGTTACTTGTTTTTACACTTACGAGTATAAAACATTAGCTCGGTAGAACTTGGTAGCGACGGGTAGGCTTGGGTATTAATAGACACTTAAGGTGGTGGAACTATGGAATTTAAGATTTTTGCAAAGAAACTAAAGAATGTAATTGGCGGAAAAAGTAATACCAAAATATTTACGAAGACCATTTTTGAAGCCATGATGAATGATAGTGGACCAGAATTATTAGCAGACACTAGCCTGGATACTTTTAAAGCATACTTTAATGGCAATACAAGTATTTCAAAGGTTGCTGCTCTTATATTGGCAAACTTAAGTGATGACGATGAATTTCCTTCATACCTTGAAGGTTTCGGAGATACAACTGCACAACTGCTTGCTGATGAATTCAAGGACGATATCCCAGATATTAACTCTTTAAATGCTTCACTTAAAATTACAGACCTGTTTTTGGAAATCTTAAGAGAGGCTTCAGGCAAAGAAAAAAGCACTCCGAAGAGTGCTGATAAAACCCCGCATAACATTATTGAAAAAAAGATACTAGCATCTGGGCAGGCAGTAGCCGATGCGTGGGGTAACGCAATAAGCACCCTGTCAAACGAATTAAACGGAAACAGTGCTATTGGAACAACGAGTGTTCAGCTTCCTGAAAAACAGGCAGATGAATCACCATATTCTTCTGAAGATAATTTACTACTTCAAGAGTTCATCGCAGATTATGACGAAATTATGGTTGTTCTCATCGGAGAAAACTATGCTGAATCATTAATCGACAGGACTCTGCCTTGTAAAATAAAAGACTTGTATGAAACTAAGTGGATGTCAAAAGCAGATATGTTTGCTGATCCAACCTTAAAGTCATATGTTTTTGGTTTGCTTGGGGAATTAAACAATATAAGCAACAGCTTTTTATTCGATGGCTCTGTCACTCCTTATTTTGGAAATGCCAGAACCAAAATACGAAATTTGTATGTAAAGCTTCATCCCGACCAATTTGCAGGAGCATTCCCATACGATGCATTTATTGATGATTGGGATGATGGAGAATATTAATAAACGGAAAGGAGGATGTTGATGCCATCAATTGATGAATCCATTCGTAAAATAGACAACGTCATATGTAGGCATTTAGATGAAATAGAAAACAATTCTCGTGGTGCTATTTCTCAAGATATTTTAGAGCAGCTGACAAAGTTCGTAAATCACGTCATGCTCAAGTTTTATGCCAACGGCAGAGAAATACCTATCACTGCCGAAAACATAGCCAAGGCCACCGAGTTTGCACAGATAAACAGTGAATTATACACTTTATATAAATTCCATAATTACCTTGAAGTAGTCACTACACAATATACTTTGGATGAAGACGGTTCTGAACGATTAATGCTGAAGTATTACCAATACCTGCTGGAAGCCAAAAACCTTATCTGGCACTACTTCGGTATTGAGGTATTACATAACATAGACAAGTTTCCTCTTCATTTAGATGATACTTTACAGGAATACTATAAAAAGATTTCTGAAAAAATAGAACGACATCCAGTGTCATTACACAGTGACAGTAAGGATAAATACTACATTCAGAAAATTAAGCCACTGTTTGTAAACAGGCACATATATTACGAAATCACATTTATGCCTATAGACGATAGGAAGAACAAATCCAAATCTAACAGAGTAATTGCTTTTACCAAACTTCCAATCAAAAGCAATTATGCATCAAAGTTTCATCTTGTACATGAAACTATCGAGATATTAGGAAAAACGATGCCTATCATCATTATCGATGGCTGGGAAGTGTCCATTCGTGACTGTGAATTTCAAAATTTTATTAAACTGATAAAAGGAGAGAAAAAAAGAGTACCTTATCCAGAACAACGATTAATCTGTGAGTTTCTTACCAAAACGAAATACACTCTGACGGCTTTAATGGACTTCCCAGATAAAGCTTATGAAAAGATTACTCTCGACTGGAAAAGTAACCTTAAATCTACGGTGTTTATTCCAATTTTAGATTACTGCAGAGATCTTATACGAAAAGGCCGTAAAGGGCAAAATGTGCTGCGATATCTTCTTTATAACATGAACAACGTTATAATTAAAAGCCAATATTCAGATGGATACTATAGCAAATACTATGATGAATGGGTACACGCCGGAAACAGTCACCTTTCTAATTTGTATTTATCAAATGGTTGCAGGCAGTTTGATTCTTTACCATTTAATAGATCTCCTGTTGGTCATAATCCAAAATTAGGAGCCGTATTCGATTGCATTCCTTGTAAAGACAAACGCCCGGAATTATTCGCAAGGTTTATAAGGAACAACACCGAAGGCAAAGGTCAGCTCTTCACTGATATTGATGAGTTAGGTAATTTCCCGGATTATCCACAGCTTATCGAAAAGTATAACGATAGTCTTTATTCAGGGCACAGACCTGAAAGTGATTTAATGCTTGAACATAATCAAGTATTTATAAATGACTACAAGCTTGATACCTGCAAGGTAATTGAGAGATTACAGGAGTTGGCAGAATCAGGTATTGAAAACTACAGTGACGATGTTGAATTTTGGTTGCTATTCGATGATTACGAAATCGACTGTGATGAAAAGAAGGACATCATCACTCGTATATTTTCAGAGTCAAAAGTTGGTGTAATATACGGATCTGCAGGTGTAGGAAAATCCACGCTAATAAACCATGTTTCTCACTACTTAAACGATGAAGCTAAATTATATCTAACACAAACAAATCCTGCGAAAGAGAACTTGATGAGAAAGATTGATGCTGAAAATACAACTTTTTCAACAATTGAAAGTTTTAAACACCAAGGTTCTTCTTTTACAAAGTATAAATTATTGGTTATCGATGAATGTAGTACCGTTAGCAATAAAGATATGGTAGAGGTACTTCAAAAGGCAAACTTTGAAATGCTTTTATTGGTTGGAGATACTTATCAAATTGATGCAATTCAATTTGGAAATTGGTTCTCGGTACTAAAATCATTTTTGCCTGAAAGTGCTGTATTTGAGCTTACCCAACCTCATCGAACCAAAGACGAGCGATTGCTTGAACTGTGGGATAAAGTTAGACAGATGGATGATACAGCGAAAGAAGTCATCGAGAGAGAAAGCTACTCCTTAAAAGTAGATGAAACCCTACTCTCTTCACTTAAACCGGGCGAGGCTATCCTCTGTCTAAATTATGATGGCTTATATGGAATCAATAACATCAATAGGTTTCTACAGGAAAGCAATCCTAACCCCGCCGTTCAATGGGATGTTCAGCAGTATAAAGTTGAAGATCCGATTCTCTTCCTAGATTCGGACAGATTCCATCCCGTCATACACAACAATATGAAGGGAATTATCAAGGGAATAGAAATTCTAGACCCAGGAACTCATGATGAACGCATTCAGTTTGATGTTGAGATACCAAAGGCAATAGATGAAAGTGATATTAGATGCATTGATCTCCAGCTACTTGAATGTTCGGAAGATGAAGATAAATCAGTAGTCAGATTTTATGTACACAAATTAAAGAGTGCTGATGAGGATGGAGATGAAAGAAGTTCATACACCGTTGTTCCATTCCAGATTGCTTACGCAGTATCCATTCATAAAGCACAAGGACTGGAATACGACTCTGTAAAAATAGTTATTACCGATGAAGTTGAGGAACTTGTAACACACAATATCTTCTACACTGCTATCACAAGAGCTAGGAAAAAATTGAAAATCTACTGGACTCCAGAGGTTGAGGAAAAGGTTATTAACCGAATCAGACCACGTGATATCAGTAAAGATGTAGAACTCTTGAAAGAATATTTAACTGACAAATCCAATGAATAAATAAGGAGGCTGGGAAATGCGTATCAGTTATAACAAATTATGGAAGATGCTAATCGACAAAGAAATGAACAAAAATGACTTAAAAGATGCTGCCGGAATCAGTGCAGCATCTATTGCCAAGCTTGGCAAAGGTGCAAATATCACCACTGATGTTCTTCTTAAAATCTGTGAAGCCATGGATTGTAAATTAGAAGACATCATGGAAACGATTAAAGATTAGGAGTTGATAATACCAATGAATCGCAATATATCCGTGGAACTTACAAATATGTGTATGGTCTACGATAACAACGGCAATGTCTTGGTTGAGGAAAAAGTCGGCAAAAACTATCGTGGTTTAATCTTTCCAGGTGGCCATGTCGAAAACAGAGAATCTGTTGTCGATTCAATAATCAGGGAAATAAAAGAAGAAACCGGATTGACCATATCCAATCTTGAGTTCTGTGGCATTAAAGACTGGATTGAAGAAGATGGCTCTCGATATATGGTGTTCTTATACAAAACCAACTTATTTTCAGGAACCATTCAATCATCATCCGAAGGTGATGTTTTCTGGATGACACTTGAAGAATTAAAGCAAAAAGAAACACTATGGCATTTAGATAAAATGCTTGAGATATTTTGTGGCAATGGAGTAACTGAACTGTACTTTGACAGAAATGCAAATGCTAAAGAGCCATCACTAAAATAAAAAACAGGAGGAAAAATAAAATGTCAAAACAATCAACAAAAACACTAATGGATTTTAATGTATCAAGCGATACGCTCAGACAAGGATTTAACACACTTGTTGGAATCAATCCTACTCTCAATGATCTCAGAATAATCTTTGAGGTTGGATTATCAGATTTGTCTTTATTCCCTAATATTAAATTGAATGATACTTCTACATATATGGACTACCTTGAAAAATGGATAAAGGGATATATTGACGCAACCTCAAATCCACCTAGTCAACGCAAGGCTTCTCCAAAAGGTAGTTGTTCCGATCCTGCGATTCAAACCATTGTACAGATAGCAATGAATACAGATGAAGCTTTGGCTACTCGTATGGCTGCATATCATAACTTGTTTATGAGCGCCGAAAATATACAAGGGAATTTGTTGGAAGAATATATTAGCATCTCTACTAGACCATATGGTTGGATTTGGTGTAATGGAAATGTCCTTCGAGCTATTGATTTTTGTTCCTCTGATGGTGCTGTTCTTCTCCAAATCAAAAACAAATCCAACACAGAAAACAGTTCTTCAAGCGCTATAAGAACTGGAACTACTATCAAAAAATGGTATAGACTCGGCACTAAAACTGTTGCTGGTAAAAAACTTCCAGTATATAAATGGGATTCTCTTAATTCAATTATTAACGCACACATTATTACTGGTATCGCTGCTAATTGTAATATGAATGAAGAATCTTACCAAGGTTTTTTGCGAAATATAGCATCTCAAAATACAGATATCATTTCTGATCAATAATTCATAAAGGGCAACTGTTATACAAATAGCTGCCCTTTATTTTAATTTTGTGCTTTCTCTAATTCTTTTTTCATATAATTCATCCAAGAAATCTCATCCGTATTCTTATATCTTGAATACGAAAAACCAGTTTTTTCATAGTGTTTTCCTTGCATATCATCAAGAATTGTTTTTGCAATTGCCTCTCCTAATTTTATGGGTACCGCATTACCTATTTGCTTATACTGGTCAAGAATTGATCCGCAAATTTTCCAATCTTGCGGAAATTCCTGAATGCAAGCATATTCTTCAACACTTAAAGGTCTATCCTCTGTAGGATGTGCCAAATCGGTTGCTGGCATCGTTGGATTAGTTACAAGGGTAGGTGATGGTTTTGAATATGATAGTCTTCTTAAAAATCCTGTCTTTCCACCGCCTAAATAAAAGGATTTACCCATTGCCTCCTTTTGCATCTCTAAAGGAAGGTCTTTCCAATATTGTCCTTCTTTTAACATTCTATAATACTTCAATCTTTTTTCTGGAAATTCAATATAGTGTTTTTCCACATCTTCAGGAAGATTATCGAATGCATCTCTTAACGTTCTCCATTTTTTTAAGCCGTTTGTTCCATCTTCATTATGTGTCGGCTGTAAATAGCTTACCTTTTCGTCACCTAGTTTACCTATAATTACTACTCGTTCTCTAATTTGAGGGGCACCAAAATAAGCAGCATTATACAAGTTGAATGATACCGAGTAACCCATTTCCTTTAACCTATCAAGAATTATCATCATTGCACCACCCTTGATTGGTTTCTCCAGATCACCATATTTAAATGGAGTAGATAGCAACCCACGTACATTTTCGATTACAACATATGTTGGTTTGATTTCTGAAATAACACTTAAATATTTCAAAAAAACATTTCCTCGTTCATCGTCAAAAGCTTTTCTATTTCCAGCTGTGCTAAACGCTTGGCAAGGCGGACCACCGAAAATAACATCTACCTTTCTGCCTTTTGGAATCTTCGCCATTTTAAGAATTTCTTCAGAACTGAATTTTGTAATATCTCCAATCAAACCGATATCAGGATTATTTTTTTCTATTGTCATCCTGCAAGCTTTATTAATTTCACATGCTAGTAAAGCTTCAATCCCGCCATTTTTCATTCCAATATCTAACCCCATAGCACCCGAGAAAAAACTCAACGCAACTATTGGTGGAATATCATCACTAAGTCTTTCATGATCGTCCGGCTCAATAACAACATCATATTCGTCTAAATATTTCTTAAGATCATCTTCTGATGTAAGCCACTGACTTCCTATTCTTTCAGCCATTAACTGTTCGTTTTTTATTAGCGTTCTAACCGATTGCGCAGTCATTTTCAACCTCTTAGAAACCTCTGTAACTGTTAATAAATTTGTCGTATCTATCAATGGTATTTCCTCTTTTCTATATCGCAAATTTTTATAGACCCATTATAACATATTAGTTCCTTTAAATCAAGATAACCTAATGGGTACAAATCAAATCTGCTGGAATATTTTCAAACGAATGCTTTATGACGTCTCCGGTTGGCACTAGATTAGTCTCAAGATATTTTAACAAGTCTGACTTCTCTATGTAGTAATACATTTGAGGCACAACAAACCCAGGGATATCCTTTCGAAGTTGTTCCAATGATATTGCATTTGTCATTTGAAATTCAGCAATTTCCATAGCAACAGTATGTTTATTAAGATAGTTTTCAATTCTGGTCACTGTTGCTTGGTCATATGAATACTTTTCTTTCCACGATTCTATTTTTACTTTATTTTCCAATCTCATAATGCCTACTATTGATTTAACCGGTGTGCTTACATACAAATACGCTTTTACAGGTTCGTCTGGAAAAACTCTCCTATGTTCATATATTTTTTCACCCGATTTTACTCGTTCAAAGACATCTGCTTTAAAACTTAAAAGCATAACTCTCATTTTTATTCCATTCCTTCCATCAACTCTATCCAAAATAATCCTATCTACTCGACTATATCTATTTTCATCCTGTCAACTCAACCTTCCGATAAATCTACCATGGATATGTTCGGTTCTTTGATAAAGCTAAAAAATCCGAGAGCCGAAACTCTAACCCCAACTCTCGGAATTCCCTATATTTCAAGGCTTTTTTACACCCTATTTATCAACCTTTGACATCAACACGACACTCTCAACGTGTCCCGTCCTACCAAACAGATCCACGCCCTTGACCTTGACCGTCTTATACCCCAACTCTTCCAGCACAGCACAGTCCCTAGCAGCAGTAGCGTGATTGCAGGAAATCATAACTATCCTGTCAGGGGACATTTTTGCCATGTACTCCAGTGCATCCCTAGTGCAGCCCTTTCTTGCAGGGTCCGCTATTATCACATCTGGTCGCTCGCCACGGCTGTAAAGTATCTCTGCTATCTTTCCTGCGTCACCACATATAAATTCCGCATTTGTGACATTGTTTGCTGCGGCATTTCGTTTTGCATTGTCTATTGCAGACTCTATTATCTCAACACCTATGAGCTTTTTCACCTTTTGGCTCATTGACAAACCAATCGTTCCTGCACCGCAGTAAAGATCAAGAAGAGTTTCCTTTCCTGTCAGCTGAGCATAATCTGCGGCAATTTCATAAAGCCGTTCCGCCTGAATTGTATTTACCTGATAAAATGACAGCGGTGATATCTCTATATCATTTCCGCACATGGTATCGTGTATCGTGTCGCTTCCATACGCAGTAACAAGCTTCTGTCCGAGTATACAGTTGGTCTTTCGGCAATTCTCATTGAAAACTATACTCTTTACATCAGCATATTTTTTGCAAAGCTCACCCACAAGCACATCAAATACGCCACGCTTTTTAAGGTCGGTTATAACAAGACAGACCATTATCTCACCTGAGTGTTCGCCACGCCTGAGATAAATATGCCTGAGCAGACCGCTTCCCGTTTCCTCGTTGTATGCCTTTATCTTCCGCTTGTTCACATAAGCCATTATTTCATCGGCTATTGCCTTGAATACAGCAGGCTGTAATGCACAATCAGTGTGATCGCATACATGATGAGAACGCCTTGAATAGAATCCGCAAACTGCCCTGCCGTCCTGCTCTGCTACAGGGTACTGCGCCTTGTTGCGATAGCCAACAAGCTGTTTACAACCCTCAAAGCTGTCATATTCAGGATAAAGCTTACCGATACGCTCAAATGAATCCTTTATGAACTGCTCTTTTACACGGCATTCTTCCTCATAGCTCATGTGACGAAAACAACAACCGCCACACCTTGAATAAACAGGGCAATCGTTCTTCGTTCTTTCAACCGAACCACTTACAATATTTTCGATAATGCCATAGCAATACGTTTTGCAGATCTTGACTATCCTGCATTCGATAACGTCGCCAATAACAGTAAAAGGCACGAAAACAGCAATGCCCTCGTGCTTTCCTACTCCGTTGCCCTCATTTGTCATACCGCTTATTTCAAGCCTGATAATCTCATTTTTCTTTAGCATAAAATTCCTCTATCTCATTTTTTCGCTTAAGCATAAGCTCAAAATGCTTATTGTATTCCAGCGGAAATTTGTAATTGAACACACGCTCCAAACGTCCGCCCTCTTTGTCAACAAGCTTTGTCGAGCCACCTGCACCCATTGCAAGTATGGTCTGAACCTCTTCCATTATATAGATATTATACAAACTCTCGTGACCCTGCTTTGTCCAGCCTATATTTTCAAGATTTTCAAGCATATTCTTCTGTCTGTAGAGATAATAAGGCAGATAGCCGCTTTCAAGAAGTCTTTTTGTGGCATACTCTACCATTTTATCGGCTGGATTTTTCAGCACTTCCCTGTCACCGCTGTGATTTAGCCTAGCCGCACGCTTTATGGAAAGTGTGTGTACAGTGATATTCTCAGGAGCAAGCTCTATAAGCTTATCAATGGTATTCTCAAAGCTCTCCACTGTGTCTGTTGGCAGACCTGCGATTATATCAGTATTTATAGAGTCAAAACCAACTTTTCTTGCAAGGTCAAAGCTATCAAAAAACTGAGCAGTTGTGTGCTTTCTACCAATAGCCTCAAGAACGCTGTCATTCAAAGTCTGTGGATTTATAGATACTCTGCCACAGCCGTTTGCTTTAAGCACCTTCAGCTTTTCTTCAGTTATGGTGTCAGGTCTTCCCGCTTCAACAGTGTATTCACGGACAGTTGACATATCAAAGCTGTTTGCAATGACTTTCATAACTCTGTCAAGCTGAGCAGCAGTGAGCGTGGTAGGAGTGCCGCCGCCAAAATATACGGTGTCAAGCTTCAAACCATGCTTTTCCGTTATCTTCGCAGTATAAACTATCTCCTCACACAGCTTGTTCACATACTCAGGGATAAGCTTCATACAGCCCTCGATAGATTGCGAAACAAAAGAACAGTAGGAGCATCTTGTGGGACAAAACGGCACTGACACATAAAGACTAAAGCTGTCCTTTTCAAGCTCATCAAGGACAGGCTTCTGGGTTATAGCAGTTTTGTATGCAATATCGCACTTTTCTTCGCTGCAAAGATATCTGCTCTCCATGGCTTTAAATATCTCCGCCTTGTTCATGCCCTCACTGAGCATATCATTCACGCGCTTCACAGGTCTTATTCCCGTTATAACGCCCCATTTCGGCACAATGCCTGTTATCTCGCTCATTGCCTTAAAAAGAAGTCTTGACAGCGAAAGTTCCATGTCGCTTTCAAAATGCACAAACTCCTCTTTTTCGCAAGTCTTGCCGTCATATCTCACCTTAACGCTCAAACAAACATTGTCAGCGTTATCCTTTTTCTGAGCGAACACATAATCGTCCTCTGTATCTATGCTGTCAGAAAAAACGTGGGTAAAGAGCGTTGCAGGGATAAAAAGCTTCATTACACCCTCAAGCTCATATTTATAATCGTTGCCGCTGAATATCAGAGTCATTTCAAAGCCTCCGCAGCCTGCCTGAGATATGGGTTATACTTTCTCTCAGCGTCAAGTGTCGTGACATTCATGTGACCAGGATAAACAGTTAGATTTCCACCAAGGTCAGCTATTTTCATAAGAGACTTCATAAGGGCTGTGCTGCTTCCATCAGGCATATCAGTTCTGCCAACACTTCTTGAAAATAGGGTATCTCCCGAAAACATATTCATGCCGCATATGAAACAAACAGAACCGCTTGTATGTCCCGGCGTTTCCAACACGTCAAATTCAAGCTCGTCAAGCTTTAGTATATCATCCTCTGTAAACACATTGACCTTGCCTGTGTAATTTCTGTGTCCTCTTATTCTGAAAAGATTAGCAAGCATTCCTGCGTCATCTGTAAGCTTAGGCTTATCCATAATGTGGATATACACCTCGCAGCCTGTCCTGTCTACAAGGTCAGCCACAGCACCGATATGGTCAAAATGGCCGTGGGTAAGAAAGATCTTTTTAAGCGTAAGACCGTGACTCTCTATCTCACCGAGAATATAATCAGGGTCGGCAGGTGCATCGATAAGAACGCAGTTATTTTCTTCGCTTGCAACAATATAACTGTTCGTTTCACAAACACTCAATGGTTTGAGCCTATATATTTTCATTATCTGTCCTTTCTTATTTACCGCTTCTTTCAACAGAAATAACGTTCTTTATTTTCTGAAGCTTGTTTATAACATTGTTGAGCTGTTCCATTCCTGCAATGCTGACAGTTACGGAAAGCATTGCATTGCCGTTTTTCAGTTCCCTTGAGGTTGACTCATAGATAAAAATATTGATCATTGCAAGCGCTGACGAAACGTCTGCCAGCAGACCTATTCTATCAACCGCAACGATATCCAAAGTACACTTGAAATAGCCTGTATGCTTTTCAGAACTTTCCCACTTAACATTTATCCAACGTGCGGCATTTTCAGGATCATCTTTCTGCGAAAGATAGTTCACGCAATCCTTTTTATGCACGGATATGCCGTGACCTCTCGTGATAAAGCCGACTATTTCGTCACCTGGAAGCGGATTACAGCACTGTGCAAACTTGATAGCGCAGTTGTCGATGCCGTCAACGATAACACCAGTGGAATTTTTGGAAGTCTTTATCTTATTTTCAAGATCAGAAGTATCAGGCTGAGCCTTTTCACCATATTTCTTATTATACTCAGATTTCAGCCTTTGCATCACCTTTGAAAGCTGAACACCACCGTAACCTATGGCTGCAAAGAAGTCGTCAAGAGTGTCACAACTGTGTCTGTGCATATCCATTTTGAGAAAGTCCTCAAGTTCTTCCTCGGGCACTCTTATATTATTTCTGCGGAACTCTCTTTCAAGAGCATTTCTGCCCTCAAAGATATTTTCCTCTCGTCTTTCCTTTTTGAACCATGAACGTATCTTGGATTTGGCTTCATTGGTCTTGCAGATATTAAGCCATGAACGGCTTGGACCATGACCTTCAACGTTGGTAGTAAGTATCTCGATTATCTCGCCTGTTTTTATCTGATAATCATAAGACACCATTTTCTTGTCTACCTTTGCGCCGCACATCTTATGACCCACCTGTGTGTGGATAGCATAAGCAAAGTCGATAACAGTTGATCCGACAGGCAGTGTTATCATATCGCCCTTTGGAGTGAAAGCAAAGACGTCCTCAGGGGCAAGGTCATTTTTGATAGCCCTTACTATTTCCTCAACGTCGTTTGACTCCTGCTGTGACTCGATTATCTGTCTTATCCATGCAAGGCGCTGATCGTCCTTTGAGCTACCCCTTACGCCCTCTTTATATTTCCAATGGGCGGCGATACCATATTCAGCCGTTCTGTGCATTTCCCATGTTCTTATCTGAACCTCGAAAGGTATTCCCTCTCTACCGATAACAGTTGTGTGAAGAGATTGATACATATTAGCCTTAGGCGTGGAAATATAATCCTTAAATCTATTTGGGATAGGTCTGAACATATCGTGGATTATGCCAAGTACGTTATAGCACTCGGTAACTGTATTGACGATAATTCTTACGGCATAGCGATCATATATCTGGTCTATCTCCTTGCCGTCACGATATACCTTTTTATAAATACCATAATTGCTTTTAACTCGACCCTCGATAAGGGGAACAGGGTCAAAATCCTTTTCAAGCCTGTCATGTATCTTGTGCTTGATGTTTTCAACAAGCTGTTCACGGCTGCCCTTTCTGAGCTGCATTTGCTCGTCTATCTCGGCATAAGCATATGGATCAAGATAGTAAAAAGCAAGATCTTCAAATTCATCTTTTATTGAGCGTATTCCAAGGCGGTGAGCTATCGGTGCATAGATGTTCATTGTTTCATGGGCGATAGTTCTGCGTTTTGAATCTTTGCAATAATTAAGAGTACGCATATTGTGAAGTCTATCAGCAAGCTTTATGATAATAACACGAATATCCTCGCTCATTGCAAGAAGAATTTTTCTGATATTCTCGGCTTTCTGCTCGTCTTTGGTGAAAGTTTCTACCTTTTTCAGCTTTGTAACGCCATTTACAAGCATTGCAACGTCTGAGCCAAAATTCTTCTGTAATTCTTCAAGAGTGCATGGAGTGTCCTCCACAACGTCATGAAGAAGTGCTGCACAAATAGTATCAGTATCCATGCCAAGCTCCAAAAGAATATATGCAACAGACAGCGGGTGGGTTATATACGGCTCGCCAGACTCTCTTTTCTGATTGTGATGATACTTTTCAGCAAGTTCATAGGCGGAAACGATTTTTGACAGATCGTACTGCCTCTCGCCATCAAGTATTTTCTGAATAAGTGCATCAATGGAACACACCGACCTCTCACCTATATGCTCAGGCTTTGAAGCTTCAGGCACAGCGTCGGTATAGTCAGGCGAAGCCGTAGGAGCAGGCTTTTCTTCAAACTGCTCTTTAACCTCGGCTTCGGCAGGAAGATCTTCTTCACTGACAGTTTTTATCTCAGGCATATTTTCTATCTTATCCATTTCAGCAGGATCAAGCAAAATATTCTCTTTATCTGACATTTTAGTTACCTGCCTTTCCAAGCATTTCATTCAGCTTAACAAGAGTTTCAGAGTCCTCAAGATTTACCTTTTGTTTCGGCACAACGTAGCTTATTTTCATAGTTGCGGGTCTGAACTCGATAAGACCCTTATCACGGAAAATATCAACACAAATATGCAGTTTGCAATAATTCATGCTGTCGCCTGATATTTTCATGAAAAGATTATCCAACGTAATATTCTTAACTGCACTTATGTATTTATATACGCCGATAAGCTCCTGCCTTGTCGGGATTATTTTTCTTATAAAACTTGCAGGAAGCTGTTCCCCGCGCATGAGCTTTTCATAACAATCCTTTGCCGCAAAATATCTTTCCTGTTTTACTCCACTCAATCTATGGTCGATAACTCTTATGGATATGGACTCACGGTTATTGAACACATTTATTCCAAGCTCCACGAGCATATCAAGCTTATCGCCAACTGCGAAACAAGCTTTTTCAGGTGCAAGTGAGAAAATAAGAGCCTGTCCTCTATAGCTTCCGTATGAAAACTCGATCTTTGTATGCTTGCCCTGTGACAGCGGTATTATCTTATCTACTCTTACTCCAAGCATTGCAAAAACGGGAGCAGAGTTCTCTGCACCAAAAGGCTCCATTGCAGCAAGACCCTTTACATTATCAAGGTTGATATCCTGCGGCATAAGAAGCTTATCCGCTATAAGCTCAACGCTAGGGAATTTCTCCATAGGATCGCTGTATTCATACACCATTTGAGTGAACTTTTCGATATTCTCAGCCTTCAGCGACAGACCTCCTGCACACTCATGTCCACCAAATTTATCAAGCAGCTCTCCGCAATGCTGAAAACACTTGAATATATTGAAGCCCTTTACGCTTCTCGCAGAGCCTCGTGCGTTTCCATCATCATCAATGGAGATTATAACATTCGGCTTTCCGTAAAATTCCAAAATGCGTGAAGAAACAATGCCAATAACTCCGTGGTGCCAGCCCTTGCCTGAAAGCACAAGCACTCTATGGTCAAGAGTTTCAGGGTGAGCGTTTATATGGTTTACTATTTCTGTCATTATCTCTGTTTCCGTCTGCTTGCGCTGGGCGTTAAGATTTAAAAGAGTGTCAACATAATTTTCAGCGTCCTCCGGGTCTTCGCTGAGAAGTGTTTTTACCGCTGTAAGTGGTGAGCCAAATCTGCCCGAAGCGTTTATAACAGGGGCAATCCTAAAAGCAATGCCTGTTGAGTCAAGAGCATTTCTATCAAGCTTTGCTTTATCTATAAGATAGTTTAGTCCCAATATTTCGGTGTTTGCAAGATATTCAAGACCACGCTTGACAATAGTTCTGTTTTCCCCTGTGAGTGGCACAACGTCCGCAACTGTACCGATAGCACAAATGTCGGCATACTGTTCCATAACAGTGTCGTAACTGCCGCCGTCAAGTGCAGCACAAAGCTTGAAAGCTACACCAACTCCTGCAAGGTCTTTGTATGACGAAGGACAATCTGCACGATGCGGATTAACGATAGCCCTTGCCCTCGGAAGCTTCTCAGGCGGCTGGTGGTGATCTGTGATAACAAGTTCCATATCAAGCTCTGCAATACGCTCAGCTTCCTCAACCGCAGAAATACCGTTATCCACAGTGACGATAAGCTTAACACCCTTTTCTGCAAGCATTTCAATAGCTTCCATGTTCATGCCATATCCAGCATCACGCTCAGGAATATAGTACATAATGTTTGCGCCCATGCTTTCAAGATAGTTGTAAAGTATAGTGGTTGACGTAACTCCATCGCAGTCATAGTCACCGTAAATACAAATAAGGTCATACTGATCAACCGCCTTGTTTATCACCTCGGCGGCTATAGCCATATCCTTTATAAGGAAAGGATCACTAAGTTCTTCGCCTTTAAAAAAATCAGCAAGGCTGTCAAAGTCAGTGAAACCCCTTGAAGTCATGACGTCTAGGGTAAGGCTTTTCAAGTCACACTTGTTCATAAACTCTGCAGTTTTCACAGGGTCAGGTCTGTTTATTCTCCATTTTTTCATATAGAAATAGTCCTTTACGCAAATTTACATTCATTATTCATTATACCACATAAACAGCCTTTTTTCAAGTAGCATCAAGAAAAAGTGTGAAATATTAGGCATAAAAACAGCACCGCAGAAATCCCCGCAGTGCTGAAATATGGATCTTTTATTATTTTGCCGCAGAAACTGCAACATCGTTTCTGCCATATTTTTCATTACCTGTTGGTTTATCACCTACAGGACTGAATGTTGGAACGATCTTTTCGACCATTTCAACGATATTTTCGTCATTGTTATAGCTTGCACGAGCAAGCTCTCCAAGCTGACCAAGGAACGTTTCTGTGTCAAACGGTATAGGCTTTCCGATATGGATAAGCTCATTGTCCGTTTTCATCATGCCCTCCTCTGCCATAAGCTTCTCCTCAAAAAGCTTCTCGCCAGGACGCAGACCTGAGTAAACTATTTTAATATCTACATCAGGCTTATATCCGGAAAGTCTGATAAGATTTCTCGCAAGTGTGTCTATCTTCACAGGCGCACCCATATCAAGGACAAATATCTCGCCGCCCCATGCGTATGTGCCTGCCTGAAGAACAAGGCTCACAGCCTCAGGTATAGTCATGAAATATCTTATGATATCAGGGTGAGTAACAGTAACAGGACCGCCTGCTTCTATCTGCTTTTTGAACAGTGGGATTACAGAGCCGTTGCTTCCAAGAACGTTTCCAAAACGAACTGCAACAAACTGTGTGCCATTTCTGTCCTTATTGCCAACGCTTTCGATCTTAACCGCTTCACTGCTCTCTATATTATCAACAGCTATCTCGTCTATCGGATCGTTCTCAAGCATACCGTCTGTCATTTCATCAACGTGTGCATGGAGCATAGGTAGAAGATCTGTTCTGCCTGCCTTGCTGATAGCGTCCATGCTCTGGATGACCATTTCGCAAAGTCTTTTACTTGCACCCATAATATTAGTAGGGTTTACAGCCTTATCGGTGCTTATAAGCACAAACCTCTTTGTGCCATGCTTCAAAGCGGCATAGGCTGTCTTGTATGTACCAACAACATTATTTTTGATAGCTTCATTAGGGCTTGTTTCCATAAGCGGAACGTGCTTATGTGCTGCAGCGTGATAAACGATATCAGGCTTGTATTTTTCAAAAACGTCATTGATACGTCTGCTGTCACGAACAGAGCCGATAAGCGTCACAAGATTGAGTTTACTGCCATATTTACGTTTAAGCTCCTGCTCTATTTCATAAGCATTGTTTTCATAAATGTCAAATATGATAAGCTGTTTAGGCTCATGACCTGCTATCTGTCGGCAAAGCTCGCTTCCGATAGAGCCACCGCCACCTGTTACCAAAATGGTCTTACCCTTAAGGTGCTGGAATATCTCGTCCATGTTTACTCTGATAGGCTCTCTTCCAAGCAGATCCTCGACTGCAACAGGCTTCATCTTGCTGAGAAGCACCTCACCATTTGTTATCTGATAAACGCCCGGAAGCTGTTTCATCTCACAGCCGGTTTCCTTACAAATATTAAGGATATCCCTTTTGTTCTCAGGTGATGCAGTTGGAATTGCAAAAAGGATCTGATCAATATTATACTTTTTGACGCTTTCCATAATGCAATCACGGCCACCGACGATAGGAACTCCTCCGATATTTCTTCCCCACTTATTTGGGTTATCATCGATTATGCAGAGTGGTCTTGCATTTGCACGTTCTGACATCGTAAGCTCTTTAAGGATCATCTGACCCGAAGCACCTGCACCAATGACCATTGCATTATGCACTGCCACCTGATTTGTTACCTGTTTTGCTCTTAAAAGGGTGACATATCTATAGGCAAAACGCACTGCCGTTATAAGCACGAACTGAGTTCCCGCTCCTACTATATAGTAAGCCACAGGCATTCTCATGAAGAGTAATGTAATACCCACAGCCTGGAATATGGTAGTAACTATCGAAGCCAAAAATATCCTTGACAGTTCGCCAATGCTAGCAAATCTCCACAAACTATTATAAAGCTTGAACACAAAAAACACCACAACACAGAAAGCTGTATATATTGGAGCAAACTTTACATAGGCAAGCATATACTCTTTTGGTATTGCAGAAAAAGTAAGGTCAAATCTGATGAAAAGTCCGAAAATGTAGGATAGATTTACGGCAACAATATCATAGAAACACAGAAAGAATGCAATAAGCATCCAATGCTTTATCTTTTTGTTTTTCCACACCTGAACTGTGTTTTCGCTTGTTTTCTCCATAAATAAAACATACCTCCGCTCAATTAAAGCAATGAATAAGATCACACCATGGCCACCCCTCAATGGCACAGTGCAGGCTATTTATAATATCATCAATATTTTTTCTATACTTAAAAAGCAAACATTCTTTCTTCGTCAGCCATAGCAGACATGAGTACTTTATCAGAACGTCTTATATTTTCACTTCCAGATCTTTTAGCTATAAGATCAAAGTTAGGTTTTCTATCATCAATATTATGAGCATCGCTTCCAAAGACAAAATCTCTGCCACTTGAAATAAGCTTATTAACAAAACGTCTTGTGGAAAAATGCTCAAAAGCTTCTGCATTTATCTGAAAAACTGCATCCACAGACATCAGACTTTTCAGATCTGACTTTGAATAAACGCCCATATATCTATGTACATGGGCGATTATCGGAATAAGCCTTCGAGAATTTGCTATCTCGTCTATCTCCTCGACGATCCAACTGTTATACTGAGTGAATGGTGGTTCAAGAAGAATAAGTCGTGTTCCGCTGATACACAGCTTTTCAAGTTCTCCTAATACGCTGATGCCCTTTTCTATAGCCACCTCAGCACCAATATGTATATCCTTCACGGCAGGGTCAGCCGCCATGAGCTTCTCATAAGCATTTTGCCGTTTGACAAGATAACTGTCTAAAGAAGCTTCCCTGTGCATATAAAAATGTGGTGTTGCAACAATTATACCTATGCCCTGCTGTTTCATCATTTTTATCATTTTAAGTGATGTTTTGATGCTGTCAGAGCCGTCATCAATATTCGGCAGTATGTGGCTGTGATAATCGGTAGTCAATCTAACATCTCCATGTCATTTAACTTTCGGCAGAAGCATCTTTCCCACCGTATTTATAGCTGTAGTCATATTTATACTTGTAGCTATACTTGTATCCGTAATGAGAACCGTTCTTTGCGGAAATATCATTAAGAACGAACCCAAGCAGATTGCAATCGCCTATCTCAAGCTTCTTCATAGACTCCTCTATCTCCTGATATGTAGTTCTGCCATATCTTGCCACAAGAAGAACGCCTGCGACCTCGTCTGCAAGGCTCATTACGTCAGTTACAGGAAGCAGCGGGGTTCCGTCGACAATAACATAATCATACTTATGCTGAACATATTCAAGCAATTCACGCATTTTCTCAGAAGCAAGAAGCTCTGACGGGTTTGGAGGCAAAACGCCTGATGTAAGAACAGCAAAATTGCCATTCTTGGTTTCATGCACACACTTATCAAATGTGCTTTCACCACTCAGTATTGTTGAAAGTCCAACATTGTTTTTTAACTTGAAGTTTCTGTGCTGAACAGGTCTTCTCATATCAGCGTCAATAAGAAGTACCTTATTTTCTGTTTCAGCCATTGAAGCTGCAAGGTTTGCAACTGTTACAGACTTACCCTCACTTGGATTAGGGCTAGAAACGACAACTATCTTATTTCGTGTTGTAGAAAGTGTAAACATAAGGTTTGTACGCATTGTTTTGTAGTTCTCTACAATATTAAACGGTATATCCTTATTATTGAACAGAAGCTGTTTTTTTCTGTCAGCAGAAGAACCTTCATCCTTTTTAGAAGTCTTTCCGCCAATATTCATTATCTCACCAACGATAGGCTTCTGATAAATGTCGCCAAGCTCATCAGAATTCTTTACAGTGTTGTCGAAGAAGTCGATAACAAGTATCACTAGAACAGCCACCATCAAGCCACCAACAAAGCCAAGGGCAACATTTTTAGTGGTGTTAGGAGAAACAGGTGTATTGTAAACTTCAGCATCACCTATCTTTTCAACTGAGCCTGCACCGATAACTCTTATAAGAAAGCTTGGAGCGACGTCAGCCATGATGTTACAAAGGTCAGAAGAAAGCTTTGCATTGGTTGTTGTGGCAGTTATCTGAAGTACCTCTGTCTGATTTACAGCGGTCATGCTATAAGCATTTCTCAGGCCGTCATTTGAAACCCTGCCGCTCGTTACAGTAAAATAAGGAGCAAGCTGTTCAGGAGTATACATCTCAAGAAGCTTATCGCTTACCTCGTTCATTACCGGGTCATCAGTAAGTATAACAATATAGGTCTGTACCAATGACTTTGAAGCGTTAATATCCTGTAAGTCAACATTAGTCTTATCCTGACCCGTTGACTGATTATCAGCACTTTTAACATACATTGAAACGTGTGACTGATACTGCTTACTCATAACAAATTTTGATACGAAAAGGGCCAGTATCGCACACACTATTGAAGCGGCAACGATATACCAAACCTTTCCGAGAAGAAGTACCAGAAGATCCTTGATAGTGTAATTTTTTTTCATTTGAATTATTCACCCTATTGTTGATATTTTCGTTATTTTCCCAAAAAATAAACCGTACAATAATAATTTTATCACATTCTATTCAAAAAGTCAACTTTAAACGATACGTTTTTTTGTATTTCAACAAAAAAATGGTTTTTTGTTATAACATACAATAAGATAAACTAAATCAGCCAAGTATTTGTTGGAAAATCATATAAGCTGACAGCTTAATTTAACAATTATGAACGGCACTGTAAAAGCCGCCATTACAGCCGTTCCAAAACTATTTACCAGTCCTTGTATCATAAGTATGCCGAAATTCATGACAGATTGCTGAACTGAGGCAGCGGTCGGCATTCGCACCACTTCACCAAAACTGCAATCCTTCCAAGATTTTTTCTTGAAGGATAGTCGCAAAAGAGGTTCTTTGGCGAGAGTGTAAAAGCAAAGTCCCACACCTGCCAGGATAATTCTAACATGATCAGATGTCAACAACATTATTTTCATTGGAGTATGCAAAAGTTTCAAAATCTCATCGGAAAAGCACAATGTGATAGGCTCTGTCACCAAAGTAACAGAGCCTATCATCAGAAATGATATGTTCAGACAGCCTTTCAGGCGGCGTTCATTTATTTCACCGAAACAATAAGAAACAAGCGAGCCACAGCCCATGCACAGACCTATTATGATCGAATAAAGAAAAGTCGTGAGGGTGTATGTGCCGCCCACAGCCGCAAGGGCATTTTCGCCAAGAGATCTGCCAACAATAAATGTGTCGGCAATTTTATACACCTGCTGGAGCAGATTTCACAGTATCATCGGGCTTGAAAAAGCAAGAAGCAAGCTTATGATACTGCCGTTTGTAAGATCTCTTTTCATTATCGTTCTATCTCGATACTCATACAGTTTGTACCACTAAGCTGACAACTAAGTTCATCAGGCTGATGCGTACCGACATAGAGGGTGAATTCCTTTGCAAACTGTTTTCTCTCGCCGATATCTGACACTGTTGAGAAAGCTTTGTCAGGTATTTCGATTTCAACATCAAGCTTTTCACATTTTTTGACAAAAATTCTCTTGAAGCCGCACAGCACAGGATAAGCCGGAGCATTATCACAATGTGATTTAATGTAAAGTTCGATAACATCACAAGTATCGGCACCGTTATTTTCTACCTCTACATTGACTTTGCCATCGTCATAACTAAGCGATGTAACAACAACATCTCCATAAGTAAGACCATAGCCGAATGGATAAAGAATGTTATCCCTCGTGTACCTATATGTTCTATCAGACATAGCATAATCAGTAAAGCAAGGTAGCTTGTCGGCGCTATTATAGAATGTAACAGGCAGTTTTCCTGATGGCGACACTTTACCAAAAATAATATCCGCAATAGCCTTGCCGCCCTCTGAGCCCGGATACCATGCGTGAATAAGAGCGTCACAATCATGCTCGATATTTATTGAGCTTCCTGCCGCACATACCACTATCATAGGCTTGCTGATCTTTGCGACACGCTTTATAAGCTCACGCTGACTTTCAGGAAGTCTTAGATCGTTCTTGTCACCTGATGAAAACTCATTACCTGTGTCGCCCTCCTCGCCCTCAATAGTGGCGTCAAGACCAACGCAAAGTATCACAACATCAGAATTTGCCGCTGCCGCCTCAGCTTCGGCGTATCTATCCCCTGCCTGTGCAAGACCCGATACTCTGTCCTTATACAAGTGACAGCCTTCAGCATAAAGCACCCTGCCCTCAAATGCGTCCTCGATACCCTCAAGGAAAGTAACATACCTGTCGGCTGTGCCGTTATAATTGCCCTCTAAAGCCGCTCTGCTGTCGGCATTTGGTCCTATTACAGCGATAGTTGATATTGATTTTTTGTCAAGCGGAAGAATACCCTTGTTTTTGAGCAGCACCATGGACTTCACTGCACACTGGTAGGATACAGCTTTATGCTCAGGGCAGGAAACAACGCTGTATGGTATGTTGTCATATTCCGTTGACTTGTCAAACATGCCAAGTCTTATGCGAGTTCTCATAAGAGCAACACAGGAAGCCCGGATTTCATCTTCTGTCACAAGCCCCTTGTCAAGAGCAGAAAGCAAGTGTACATACGTACAACCGCAGTTCACATTACAACCTGCTTTAAGTGCCATTGCGGCCGACTCTACAGGAGAAGACGTCACCATATGGTGTTCGTGGAAATCCCTTATCGCCCAGCAATCAGAAACAAAATAGCCATCAAAACCCCATTTGTCGAGCTTGCCCATTAGAAACTCACTAGCACATGACGGCTCGCCATTCACACGGTTATACGCACCCATTACACCCTCGACCTTTGCTTTTTTTACAAGCTCCTCAAAGGCGTAAAGATAGGTCTCTTCAAGGTCTTTCCAACTAACCTCTGCATTAAATTCATGGCGAACAGCCTCAGGTCCGCTATGTACTGCAAAATGCTTTGCACAAGCGGCAGTTTTCAGTACCTTGCCACTGCCCTGCAAGCCTTTTACATATGCCTTGCCGCACTCTGCGGTAAGATAAGGGTCTTCACCGTAAGTCTCATGACCTCTGCCCCAGCGTGGATCTCTGAAAATATTTATATTAGGTGCCCAAAGGGTAAGACCCTTGTATATATCCCTGTCATCACGCTTTGAATACTCATTATACTTAGCACGAGCTTCTGTGGAGGTTATATCTGCCACTTTGAACACAAGGTCGGTGTCAAACATAGCCGCAAGACCTATTGCCTGTGGAAACATGGTGGCCACACCGCTTCGTGCAAGCCCATGGATACCCTCATTCCACCAGTTATAGGCAGGAATGCCGAGCCGCTCAACAGCAGGAGCGTCATATCTAAGCTGTGAAGCCGCCTCCTCTACGGTCATTTCATTTACAAGTGCTTCAGCTCTTTCCTGAACTGAAAGGCTTTCATTGAGATAATTTTTCATATATCCTCCTTGCACATTACGTCAATTATATCATACAAAAAAATTATACACCATGACATGACATCGTGTCAAGACGTATAATTATAATAATTAATGTAGAAATTATATCTAAATGCTTTGAGATCAGCTTTGACAAAAATCATAAAAGCACCAAAACAGTAATGTTATAAGTCTTTTATTTGAGAATGCTGAAAATCTTTTGCATTTTCCAGCAATATACAATTATATGAAACAGCGCATATACGCACTTATACATAACTATTTCAAATCATCGTAAAAATATTTGCTTTTTTCTGAAAAAAATACCAATAAAAATATTGACAATCGAATTTTAATAGTGTATAATATTGTTATAAGAAAATATTACGAAAGGTGATAGGTGTTATGAAAAAGATATTTAAGTCAATTTCGGCTTCTGTTACTGCGTTCATCATTGCTTCAACAATGGTTGTAAGCGCATCAGCAGCTTCTTCTGCCGATGTTGTTTCTGCAGCTAAATCAGCAGGTGTTCCTTCTAACCATGTATCAGAGCTTAAGAACTACCTTGATTCTCACGCTTCAAAGTTCAGCTCTGCTGACTATGATTACATGGTAAAGGCTCTCTCTGATTGTGGTGCTACATATGTTCAGCCTGTTGCTGACAAGCTTTTTGGTGCAGGAACAGATCTTGCTTCACTAACAAACGATCAGCTTAGACAGGTGTTTAAGGAAATGGGCGAGGATAGCAGAAAGGCTATTGCTGATGCTTGCGTAGCTACAGGTAAACACTTTGGTGTTACTATCAAGGTAGACGAGCTTACAAGCAAGGATTGGAACGTTCAAGTCGTTGATTCAGATGGCAATACAAACATTGGAACAAACACAGGTAACGGTTCACTTAATACTGGTGCAAACAGCATGACAGCTGTTCAGGTTGTTGCGGTTCTTACACTTGCTCTTAGTGCATTTGGTATTACAGTAGCTGTTAAGAAGAACAAAGAGTGCTAAGATATGGTCAGGAAAGAGGTTAAAGCTTCCTCGTCTGACGCAAACAAACTGAAAAAAAATAAGAGGACGTCAGTGGCTGTAATGGTCTTGACGCCTCTTTTAGTTTTGGCTCTTTGTTTGTCTATCATGACGCTGGTAAGTTATAAAAAATTCATAGAGCTGCAAGGATATGCAGCAATAGCGTTCAATGAGAACGCTCATTTGAAAAACCCATCAGAGGATAATAAATACAGAAATGCAGACGCACTGCCTATGAAGGGATTAACAAAAGTCACAGTGCCAGATTCTGATAAAAAGACGGAACAGCATGAGATAATCTATCCGTACTACGGCGACAAATATGCCGAGCTGACCGTAAAGAATGATAAGGCAGGCATTGACAAAGAGCCTGTTTACTGGGGAGACTCTGATGATCTTCTAGCAAAAGGTGTTGTGCAATCTAACTATTCTGCATATATAGGTGCTACAGGCAGAGTTGTCCTTGCGGCACATAACCACACTTATTTCAGATATTTACCTAATATTCTAGTGGGTGATCAAGTGATACTAAAAACGGATTATGGCAAATTTACTTATGAGGTCACAGAAACTAAGGTACTTCCAGACACAGATACCTCCCTTTTGTATTATGACGTGACCGCAGATCCACCTGTAGATGATCTGATACTCTACACTTGCTGGAACAATGGATATATGGGTCTTTCAGATCAGAGGCTTTATGTTATCTGCAAAGTCGTAAGCAAAGAATATAAGAATTAGGAGGGTAAGATCTGTGAAAAACAAAAAACTATACAACTACCTGCCTAATCTGATAATCTCGCTGTTTTTGGCGTTTATATTCCTTGCGCTGTCACTTCTGTTTGCGGCAGACAATATTTTCTTTGAACCGACAACCTATACGAACAGTATGCACAAGATAAAAATCGAGGACACGGCTTTTCAGGAAATACAGACATATTGTGAACAACAATATGCCTACACTGGTGTTGAAGCTGATACCCTGAAGAAGTCGATTAACAAAACTGATGTATCAAACGCTATTTATAGCTATGTTGAAGATACTTTCAGTTATATTCTTGGCAAAAAGAGTGGACTTCCTGAGTTTAAGGCAGACTTTACGCTTTTTGAAAAGAATATCTCAGACGATTATACAAAATGGGCTAAAAAAGAAGGCGTTGAATATACTCAGGAACTTGAAGACATAAAGCAGAAGACAATAAAAAATGTGGAACAGGCAATTGAATCCGACCTTGACGTTATGCTTTTGAGCCATATAAATAAACCTAATGGCATTTCCACAAAGCTTAAAGATCTGCTTGTGCTTGCGAGAAAAATAAGGATAGCTCTTATTGCAACGGCTGTTATATTTATAGGCGTTACGGCAGCAGTAAACAGAAAGCATATATGCGGTTTGCTTTATTGGGTAGGTACTTCACTTTTCTGTTCCTCAATGCTCATTCTTGTTCCGTGTGCTATCCTAAAGGGTACAAAATATTATGATGGGCTTGCGATACATAATGACACTGTGTATAATGCACTCACAAGATCCATGTATGGCTTAACTGACAGCCTTATTAAATTATCGACAGTTACTCTCGCAGTGGCAGTTCTTTTTATGGCACTTTTTGCGTTGATAATCAATCTGACAAAGTTCAAAAAGAAAGAAAAATGCTAAATTTATCAGACCCCTGTTTTAAATAGGGGTCTGTTTTTTTACAGATGAAACAATTCCATTTAATAGTCGTCAATAGTTTAAAAATATGATTAAAACGTTATAATAATATTACGATATATGCAGTTCGTTGATATAGGTATATAAAAGAAGATGGAAAAGATTTTTGGCAAGGCAACTTATCATAATGATAGTTATGTCTTAAAGAAGTCATGATGGACGTTAAAAAGCCGCAGAAAAGTATATAGTTGTCCCCTCCAAAGTGAATGCTTTGGAGAGGATTCTTTTAAAACCAATATAATTAAATACGCTTTTCAAACATGACTTTGCATAATTCAGTTTCATCACCACAAACATCTTGTGTTTTGCTAACTTCAACAAAACCACATTTTTTATATAACCCTATAGCAGATAAATTATCAGCAGTGGTCTGCACTCGAACAAATCTTTTACCTTTGTCATGCAAAAAGCTATTAGCAAACTCGACCGCAAATGTTCCAACGCCATAATACTGATATTTTGGCTCAACGGCAAGCATTGAAATATAACCAACTTCAGCGTTTTCTAGTCCGTTGATTTTCAGCCAGGCAACAGGCATAAGTCCTCGACATATCAGAAAATTTTCCTCATCTGTATCATTATTCAAAATCGACTTACACCACTCGTCATAGGATATTTTATCACCGTGTAAAGCCTTCAAATTTCTGTTGTAAAGATTGGCTACTATCTTTACATCAAGTTTTTCTCGTACAGTCACAGCGTTGTAAATTTGTCCAAACTGCTTTTCAAACATCAGGTCACCATTATTTATCAGATCATTAAACGTCTGATATGGTTTTTCAGTAAAGCCAAGCTTTTTCTGCAACTCAAGTGACGATGTGTTTTGTGGATCAACATAAGTTCGTACAGTTTTACAGCCCTTGTCTTTCAGTACATCAAAGGCTGTTGTAATCATTTTCTCCGCAATATGCTTGCGACGGTGGTTTTCCACAACAAACAGATCACCATAATACCAAAGTGTAGGGTCATCAATATTTTGTATACAACATAGCCTTCCCACAAAATCGCCAGAACTACTTTGTGCTATCACATTAAAATAGTCTGTTTCTGACTTGAAAAAATAAAGCATAGTTCTCAATCCTGCAATGTCAGGTTGCTCCCAAAGAGAATTAGAAATCTGCAAAGCAAGATTTTCTGATAAATACTCACTTGTCCGTATCGCTATGATCTCAGTATTTTTTGTGCCCATAAAACTCCTCATTTCACAAATATAAAAGTGTTCCCGAAAAATCGAAAACACTTAAATTCATTATTCACAAAAGAAGTTAGAACACAAAGCAGTGTGAATGATAGATATTTTCGACTTTTCTGTTACGAATATTCATATCATTCACCTGCCTTTCAACTCTGGCAGGGGCAGAAGGATTCGAACCCTCGGCACGCGGTTTTGGAGACCGCTGCTCTACCAACTGAGCTATACC